TTTAATTTCTTCCCCGGCTATGCAGAAAATATTGGGAGATTATATTGCTGCCGCTGAAAAAGTGTCAACGACTCCATCCATGTTCGGGGATGATCCAAACATGGGGCATGAGTTGCTTCTGCTGGCATCTGAACGGGCAAGGAAAGAGAAATTATCATCCAATCAAAGCCTGAGCCAGACAATTAGCAAGATTTTTGGCAATGAGGTTGATGTCGATAAAACTGGGTTCCAATCTCCTGAGCATGGTGCCATTGAGACACCGAAAACGCCGTTGGTCCGCACGTCTGATGCTGGGAAGATTTGGTATCATGCCACGCCATACGAATTTGATGAGTTTGATTTTAATGATCAGATCGGCCCCCATATGGGAACAGAGCAGGCCGCTATGGATCGCCAGAATCAAAAAGGCGGAATGGGGAAGGATGTTTCTGTCGATAAATACGGTGACATTTGGGAAGTGTGGGTTAATGGTCAATTAGAGTATGAAGTCAAGACGAAAGCGGAAGCAGGCAGAATCGCTAAAAGGTTGGAGAAAAACACGCCGATGCAGCTTCGCGTCACTGCCGACAAGTCGTTACGAATGCCCGATATTGGCGTTTGGACATTTGACGGCATATTGACCCATCTAAGCAACAAAGGCGTTTTCACCGGCAAGCAATCAGACAAGATTTTCTCTGAGTGGCAACAGTCAGACAAGCGCGGATGGGATGCGTTGCGGGCTGGCATTACAAGCAAAGGGTATGACAGTATCATCTATAGAAACGAGCAGGAAGATGCTGGCCAAGACTCTATCATCCCTCTTTCTGGCAAGCAAATAAGCAAGGAGTCTACTGGGCAAGTCGCGGGTGAGATCCCTAAAACCATCCAGGTAGACGGCACCCCCCGCCCCACCATGAACAGCAAAGGCCAACCCATTCACTGGTCCGAGGAGGGGGTGCGGAATTTCTGGAGATGGTTTGGGGAGTCTAAGGTCGTGGATGGGGAAGGTAGGCCGATTGTGATGTATCACGGCACCGACAAAACATTTTCCAAAATCAACTTAAAGAAAGGTTCGCCGAATGTATTCTGGATGACTTCCGACAGATCTGCCATCGAAGCTGGATCGGTTGGCGCGGCTGGAAAAGGGAAGATCATGGAGTTGTACGCCAAGATTGAAAATCCTGCCAACTGGGAACAATACGATCAACTGTTTATTGATGAGTTTAAAGGAAAAGGTCTTGATGGTGCTGTTTTGCCGGAAGGGGACGGAAGTTTTGTTGCGTTTGTTTCGGATCAATCCAAGAACCAAATAAAATCCGCCACCGGCAACCGAGGCACGTTCGACCCATCGAATCCAAGCATTTTAAAGCAAGGTCCGGCAGGAACCTTCAGCCAAGAAGGCGGCAAAAACATTATCACCCTCCTGGCCGATGCGGACCTATCCACGTTTGCCCACGAATCCGCGCATTATTTCCTGGAGCTATCCATGGCTCTGGCCAGTAGGCCGGGGGCACCGCAGCGCATTGTTGACGACATGAATACGTTCATGGCGTGGGCAGGTGTGGAGAGTTTCGATGCATGGGGAAATATGAGCCTGCTGGAAAAAACTGCCTACCAGGAAAAGTTTGCCCGTTCGTGGGAGCAATACCTGTTCGAGGGCAAATCACCGTCAATCGAAATGGAAGCCGTTTTCAAGCGGTTTTCCGCTTGGATGAAATCCATATACAAGTCGCTGAAGGAATTCATCTCAACTCACCCTGGAGAGGCAGAGCTTAATCCTGAAATGCGGGCCGTCATGGATAGGATGATTGCCACAGACGAGCAGATTGAATATGTCATGCAGGCGCGAAACCATCGGGCACTATTTCAGGATGCTGCCCAGGCAGGTATGTCACCGGAAGCATATTTGAAATATTCGGCTTTGACTGGGGATCAGCAAGCGACCGCAGAAAAAGAGTTGCGCGCTAAAAGCCTGAAGAATATGAAGTGGATGAGGCGTAGTCATAACGAATTTATTGCCGCCATGCAGAAAGAAGGGAAAGAGAAATGGGATGCAATGGAGGCACAGGTTAGAGAGGATGTTGAGCAATCACCACTCAGACGGATATTAAAGCTGTTATCTACAGGTGAATGGAAGAACGATGCAGGAGAAGATATTGTTTTAGATGGGGCAAAAATTTCCCGTTTCGACGTGGAGATGCTGCCAACGGTGCAGGCAAAAATGGAAGGAATGATCTCTGACGACGGGATGAGTGCCGATGAGATAGCCGAATTGTCTGGAGGTGCTTATGCAACGGGCAGAGAATTCCTGTCCGCAGTGGTGCAATCTCCATCAATGGCAGAAGAGATCCAACAAGAGACCGAGCGTCGCATGCTTGAGACCTACGGCGACATGTACACGCCGGAACAGATCGCCATAGCCGCAGACGAGGCAATCCACAATTCAGCCAGGGAGAGAATCCTTGCGACGGAAATTGCCGCACTGGAGAAATTCACAGGGCCATGGTCTGTATTGCTGAAGTCAGCCAAGGACTATGTTGATGCAATGATCTCTGGACGGACCATGCGCAATGTCAGACCGGATCTGTTCGCTCTGGCCGAGGTTCGGGCAGGAAAGGCCAAGATGAAGCTGTTCGGCCAAGGCAAGACAGCAGAAGCCGCGATAGAGGCACGTAAGGAACTTATCAACCATCTGGCCACATCGGCGGCATACAAGGCGCAAGCGGAAGCAACGCTCATTACAGGAAAGCTGAAGGGCATAGCCAGCAGGACAGATAAATCACCATCAGTTAAAAGCAGATCTGATGTCGAGGTCATGGTTGTGCGTACTGTGCTTGGCGCATACGGGATTGGACCACATATGGAAGGGGCTATTGAGTACCTTCAAACCGTGCTAAAAAACTCCCCGGAGGAACTCCAGGAGTATTCTGACACGATATTGAACGCCAGCAACAAAGCCAAAGAAATCCTGTCGAAAAAGCAAGGGAAAGACAAGGAGTTGTGGCGTGATCTGACAATGGAGGAATTGCGCGATCTCAGAGATGACATGGTTGGTCTATGGAAGTTTGCGTTGCGGTCAAAGCAGATCCTTGTTAAGGATAAAAAACTTGCCGTCGATGCGGTTATCGCAGAGTTGACAGCTAAAGCCGAAGAACGCCCAAGCTCCCCAGCTATCGTGGACGAGAAAACGGGGTTTGCCAGAACACGAACAAAAACAGAGTTATTCTTTTATGGTGCTTCAAAGTTTTTGGCAAAATTCGTCCGCATAGAGAATTGGGCCAAAGTCATGGATAATGGGCAAGAGTACGGGCCATGGTTCCGCTATGTCTTCCTTCCCATATCCGATGCCCAAACGAAATACATGGAAGCAAAGATAAAATATATAACAAAGTTTTCTGACATGGTTAAATCGAATCCGAAAGTCTTTCAGCATAAAGGCGCGATTGCTGCCAATCATATCGGGTTTGTGTTTGGCGGCGGGAAATTCACCCCGATGGCCGAGCTACTTCATGCCCTTGTGCATTCGGGCAACCTGGAGAATCTTGAAAAACTGTTGATTGGCCGAGGGTGGGGCAAGTGGAATGCAGACGGCACCCTTGATCGGTCCCGTTGGGATGCTCAGATCCAGGAGTTTATCGATCAGGGAATCCTTCGGAAAGAGCACTTTGATTTTGTGCAGTCTGTTTGGGATCTGTTTGAGGAGATGAAGCCAGAAGCCCAGAGAGCAGTCAGGGAACAGACTGGCAGGTACTTTAAAGAGGTTAAGGCTGACGCATTCACCAACCAGTTTGGTACGTATGCTGGCGGCTATGCGCCATTGCAATATGATCCTACCCTGGGCACAGCCGCAGAACAACGCGAGGCTGAACGTGTTGGGAGTGATGCGCAGTTGAATTACCAACCTAGGACGAACGCAGGATTCGCAAAGGCACGTACCCAGTATTTTGCCCCCCTTGAGTTGAATATCTCAATCTTGGGGCGTCATATCGACCAGCAATTACTGAACACATACATGGGGTTGGCCGTTTCCGATGTGGGTAGGTTGATCAAAAATAAGGAATTGCTCTCTGTGCTGGAAGCACAAGACAAGGCGGCAATCAGTAATACGCTCGTCCCATTCCTAGACCGGGCTGCTAAACAGCAGGTTACGACACGTGGCACAGGGATTGAACATGCTGATTTTTTTACAACTCTGCGAACTCGTTCAGGTGTTTTTCTTCTATTCATGAATGTTGTAAACGGGCTCCAGCAATATGCAGGGTTCTTCCCCGCATTGCTCAATGTTTCACGAGGGCATTTATTGGCTTCTGCTGCCACGAACCTTATCCATCCAATTGATACGGCAAGTGCGGTATGTGGTAAATCGAAATTCATGGACATCAGACTGAAAGCGCAACTGGAGGAAGCCAACACCGTGCTGATGGAGATTGCAACAGATCCGACTATCATGGAAAACGCAGATAGGTTATCGAGAAAGTATGGATACATCTTGCAGCAATCCATCGCAACGCACATGGAACCAACGATCTGGATGGCAAAATATACAGAGGCAATTGAGAATGGGCATGAGGAGGGTGCCGCGAGAGATCTTGCTGACTCAGTAATTCGCACCACACAGGGAAGTACCAGGGTTATTGATGTTGCATCCATGGAGACAGGAACGCCTTTGTGGCGGATGCTGACCCAATTTTGTGGCTATTTCAACACGCAGGCAAACTTGTTTGGGGAGCAAGTTGCTCTTGCCAGATACATGCCCCCAGGGAAGAAGTTTGGCCGGTTGGCCGGTGCGGCTTGGCTCGCATGGATAGCTCCCGCCATTGCCTCCGGTATAATTGTCATGGCTGCGCGTGGAGGGCCGCGAGATAGCGACGGTGACGGCGAATATTTGGATGAGTGGATCAAACAATTGCTTGGGATCATGCCAGTCACGTATGCTCTCGGAGCCATACCAGTGGTAGGTAATGTGATCGGAAACATGATTAATGTGTGGCAGAAAGGATATGGAGAAGCGAGGGTAAATATGGGTGGTCCGGCGCAAAGTCTTGTGGAACAGGGATTGCGAGTATTTACAAACGACGATCCGTTAGGGACTCCAGGAAGAACAATCAGATCAATGAGTGCGATGATCGCTGTGATCACCGGCACAGCACTACAAAAACCCGTCACGGATCGCTTGGCTCTTTGGGCTGACATTGAGGCAGGGAAGTATCGACCGGAAGACGATACCGAGGCTGTTCTGTCTATTTTGGCAGGCAAGGAGTTCAGGAAGTGACCACAGTTAGCGGGGACAGATTAAAAGGGCTAAACGGTTCCCAGGCAATCAAGGTGCCGTGTGCGTGTGCGTCTGCCGCAGGGAACATAATGCTCCGTGGGTTGCAGATCATTGACGGGGTGCAGACGACAACTGATATGCGTGTCCTCGTCCCTGCACAGACGAACGGAGTTGAAAACGGTGTTTACCGTGCGAGCGCAACGGCATGGCAACGGGATTATGATTTTGATGGCTTTTGGGATGTAGTCACAGGCACAATCGTTGGCGTGACCGGTGGAACGCTCTATGCAAAAAACATCTTCCAGGTCACGACCACAGGAGAGATTATTGTCGGGACAACATCCATCGCGTTCGGCCCTGCTTATCTCCAAGTGGGGGCGAACTATACCCATGATGACCTGTTGGGACTGAACGCCGGGCCATACATGCACCTGAATTCCACACAATACGGATTGCTCCCAACAGCGACAATCCAACTTTTGACACCTGCACAGATTTCAACGATCAACAGTGCCTTGCAGTTGGCTGCACAGATCAACCACGACTCGTTGGGCGGGCTGAACACGGGCACATATCGCCATCTGACAACCGGGCAGATCTCTCTTCTGGCAACAACTCAAACCCAATATCTGACCACCACGCAGATAGCCAGCTTGGATTCTGCCCAGGTTGCCGTCCTAAACACGATGACGACGACACAGATTGCACAGCTATCATCAGACCAACTGTCTGCTGTTGGCCAGCTCACGACGACACAGATTGCGCAGCTATCATCAAGCCAGATGTCGGCCATAGGGTCTTTGACTACGACGCAAATTTCTCAGTTGTCGTCTGCCCAGGTGTCGGCTATAGGGCAACTTACCACGACGCAAATAGCGCAATTATCATCCTCCCAAGTGGCCGCCATAGGGCAGCTAACGACGACACAGATTGCACAACTATCGTCTGACCAGATGGCCGCTGTCGGACAGTTAAGCACAACACAGATAGCGCAACTGTCGTCAAGCCAGATGGCGGCGGTTGGCCAGCTCACGACGACGCAGATTGCGCAATTAGCATCCGGGCAGTTGCTGACAACAACACAGGTATCCGCTCTCACGGAAACCACAACCTACATAGCCGCACTGCCGTCAACACAGATCGCCGGTATGACAACGACGATGATGGCCGGCATTGGACCAGCGTTGTACACCCGTTTTTTTTGGGCGGAAGCCACAGAATCCGAAGGTGTGTCTGGTGGCGCAACAGTGAATGACACTTATTATTATAGGGCTTTTGATGCACCGAAGGTTAATAATATCGGACTTGTTTATTCTGGCGACTCCAGCGAAATTAGAGGCTTTCCAGACGGGGTTTACCAGTTTGAAGCATCATCAGTCAACTATAAGGGAGATAGCAATATTCTTATTGCCATAATTCAGCAAAACGGTTCAGAAACAGACAGATGCTATAGCAGTAGTGGGCAAGCATCGAGTGGATACGACGGTTCTTCTGCTTTGAGCGTGTCTGGCTATTTCACCATAACGATAGGTACATCAGACAGCAGGAGATTCGTTTTAACTCACTGGTGCGGAAATGGTGATGGGACTGTAGGTGGAGGCAAAGCGTTAAGCTCAACCAATTATTCGTTGATAAACAAGTACGCTGATGTTAAAATCTGGAAAGTTGGCTAATACGGTATAAGGATAACTTTGATGGTTGATATAAACAAGGCAGTCTGTGGGGATGATCGTGTCTGCAACGCCATGAAAGTCATGCAAGCCGATAAAGCCGTAAATTCCGATTTGTACAGAGAAGTCTACGATCGGTTGCGTAAATTGGAGTTGTGTTTTACGGTATGCGACGACGTGAGGGAAATAAAGGAAACATTAAAAAACCTCACACTTACAGAAGCAGAACGTAAGGGGGAGCGCAAAGTCACCTTGATGATTGGGCGTGGTGTTTTGTTTTTATTTGCTGCGGGCATCAGCTGGGTAGCAAGCAATTTATATTTTTCAGGAGGAAAATAATGTCCAGACAGATTTGTAAAGCAGCAGTTGACCTGATAAAAAAAGCAGAATCGCTCCGATTGAAAGCGTATCTCTGCCCGGCTGGAGTGCCGACCATTGGCTATGGCCATACCGGGACTGATGTGACCATGGCCGATGTTGGAAAAAAGACCATCACCGAAACCGATGCCGAACACTTATTGGCGGCCGATCTGGATAAGTTTACTCTAGGAGTCGATAGTCTTGTCTATGTGCCGCTAAGTGAAAACCAACGCGGGGCATTGGTGTCCTTCGCTTTCAATTTGGGCCTTGGGAATCTTCGCAAGAGCACACTGTTGAAAAGGTTGAACGATGCTGAATATCAAGATGCAGGTAAGCAATTCCTTGTGTGGGATAAAGCCACAGTGAACGGGAAACTGATTGTGCTTGGCGGTCTGAAGAGACGGCGGGCGGCAGAGAAGGCTTTGTTTGACACCCCGGATGACGAATAGGCAGGGATTTAAGATGGATTTTAATTTAAAATCAATCGGCAATGCACTGGCAGAGATAGGTCTACCGATCCTTGGTGCGGCACTACCGATCCCCGGCGGTGCCGCACTCGGAAAGCTGTTGGCAGGTAAGCTGACTGGCAATAGTAACGCATCGACTCAAGATGTGCTGCTTGCGTTGGGCACGCCGGAGGGACTGGCCGAAGCGCGCAAATTTGAATTGACACACGAAGAAACCATTTTGCGCATCAATACCGAGCATGACATAGCCATGCGCAAGGAGGAGACGTTGCAGGTTCAGTCGGTCAATACAACGATGCAGGCAGAAGCGTCGGCTGCGAACTGGCCGACCTACACATGGAGGCCATTCCTAGGATTTATCTCTGGAGTGATGATATTGGGGAACTATTTTTTACTCCCCCTGTTTGGGAAACAGTCAGTTATCGTGCCGATGGAAGCATGGATGTTCCTGTCCGCTGTGCTTGGATTGGCTTCTCACGGGCACAGCAAGGCGTTGGCTGACCCAACTAATACTGCGGTGACAAGAGGGTAGTCACCGCCAAACAGAACCAGCTACCGACGAGCGTGGCATGGACGAAGTTCCTGTTAAGAAAAAACTTCCGCGTCAGCCAGGGGCGACTGGGTATGGAAAGGAACGGGTTGTGCGAATTTAGCCGGTAACTAATGTGTTCTCATCCTCTAACATCCTGATTCTTCTGGCGATGAACAACCATGTATCTGGGTCGTCCATCCAAAGATGGCGTTGTGTAGGATAGATTTTAGGGATAGGATATAGTTCTCCAAGAAACATCCCAACAAACACCCCAGGCTCACGGGTAATATATACTCTAAACTCTGTGACACGCTCTCCTATTTCCCAAATAAAACTAAGTCCACCATCTAAAACGGTGTCTATTCTAGGAATAGTCAAATTTTCTGGATAGTATAGTGAAAACAGTCCGCACATTTCAATTAACACGTGTTTTTTTGGGTATGAACGACCAGAAAGAGATTGAGCTTTTATTATTCTGGCAAACTGCTGCGTGATTGTTTCTGGGATTGTCATTTGTCCAGCCTCACTCGATAGATTTTGTTGCCTTCAATGGACCTGGTTGTGGACAGGTAAATCAACCATCGGCACCTCAAGAAGCACACTTTCTAAGTCGCTCCCCGTTTTGATGTTCGGGAAAATCCCCATCCTTTTCTCAATTTCACACGTCATTGCAGATGCCAGCACAATGAGGTCCATACCCTCCAGTGATGGGTCTTTTTCGCCAGTCAGTTCCTCTGCTGCAATGAGCAGGCAATCTTTCACGTCCCGCATGGTCAGACCGCCGACGAAGTGCTTCCCTCTCTCGCCGTCATCGGTCCATGACTGGCCGTTATAAGGTCTGTTTGGGTCACGGGCATCCCCTCGATCAAGAACTTTACTTATCATGCCATTAAAATTTTCCATCTTTCATCCCATACATTCCTGTCACTGTTGTTATATAAAACCCACTATTCGTCACGCAACCTCAACCCACGCTCTACCAGTGCATCTTCAATTTCTTTCAAACTTCTTCTTCCAAAATTTGGAAGGCGCAACAGTTCTCCAGCAGACAAAGCGCACAGCTTGTCAAGCGTATCAATTTCCTCATTTTTTAATACGTTCATGGTCCTGACACTGAGCGATCTATCTGCAAAAAAATCAGGCTTGGCTTTTGCGGCGAACGATTCGCAAGTTGGCGATGACGGTTCTCTGTGCAACGTGCACAGCAAACTCAGTTGCTCGCCAGTCACGAAGCTAATGCCGATCTCCGGCGCATAGCAAAGGTGTTCCACCTTCTTTGTGGCGTGACCGCATTGTTGACAAACGAGCGACACGACGCGGACGTGTTCGCAATCACGGCATAGATGTTTTTCTGCTTGGTTATTCATTGAACGACTCCTCATGTCTCCGAAAATCCGACTGCTTATCCGCTTTCCGCCGGGCCATATAATCAGCCCATCCGTCAACATCCATAAGTGTCTGCATCATTTCCATGGCGATTTCTACCTCACCCATCCTTTCTGAAAGGTCAAAATGGTCATCCTTGTCATCGCTGTATGCGTTTTTCATCAAGGAAACAATCTCTATCTGGAGCCTTGCCATCCTTTGCAAAAGCTCCATAAATACCCGTTGTGAGCCGTTGCGCTGCACCCACTTCTGGTATGTTTTGCGGTCCTCATCTGAAATGTTCATTTCGATACTCCTTGCCGCACTACAATTTCAGGCCAATTCCGGCGACGGTTGCGCATTTCAAGATCTCCGCCACACTCTTTGCACATACTATGCTTCACGGCGCACGGATTGCATCTGTGGGATTTACTGCTTCCGTGTGTCACAACGGCAGTGATGCATCATCATGGCAAGGTTGGCAACGTCAACCATATTTCCATCTTCAACATTCCGAATAAGTGCTTGACGTAACTCAGTCCCCATATAGCATGTGGTAGCACTCCAATGAAAATGCTGGTTTTGTTTCAACCGTTGCTCAGCCATCCTGGCTTTCATGGCATCGGCAAAATTGTCGATTGCTTCGTCGTCTGGATGCGCAGCCACGAAACTCTCTGTATAACCATCCTCAAACTCTGCCCTGGGGCAGAATGAGATATAGCCGTCTGGGTAAAAAACGATATAGAAGCTGTTCGGCACGTATTGGTCCGCCGGTAGACGATGAATCAATCCTTGCGAAAGAAGCTCATGTTCGGCTCCATCGTAGAATGCTGTGGCCCGTTTCACGTCATCGAAGGTAATGCTGTGCAACAATGCTGCCTTTACAATTTTATGTGATTTGTACGTTTTCATTTTTCTCTCCTGTTGAAATTAAAATTAACCGGCATCCCACCGGACCGACACAAAGCGTGTATTCGCGTGGCTTCATGTCACGGCGTAAACGCATAAGGAGTTGCGCCCGCTACGACCGGCCACTGCTGGATATTACTTATCGAACGTAGGTAGGTTGGTTGGCTCGAAACGAATAAAAAAGCCGTCACCACAAAGTCACCTACGCCGCCATTCACCAGCTTGGACAATCGGCCACTCTGTCAATCCACGTACAAACAGATATGGATGGACCTGGCCGTTAAAAATACTCAAAAACTCCTCAACGCTTGACGTGATGATGGCGATTCCACCGCGCTCGATTACCTTCTTCCGCCACTTCTCCTGCGCTTCGGCGGTCACGCCACCGGATGCCCGTTTAGTCTCAATCGACACAAACACGCCGAAATTTGACCCATACAGATTCATTTCCATCTGCCCTATCAGATCCGCGCTTCCAACTTTTAGGCCATACGTGATGTACTGTCCTTGTGCGCTACCCCTCCTGGTTAGCACCCCTGCACCAACTTGGTTTGTCCACAGAAACAGACCTGGAACGTCGTTTGATGCTCGAAGGATCTCTTTTCGTACATTGGTTTCAAATTTGTCTGACATATTCATACCCTCCAAGTTTTGCTCTTGTCTTTTCAAGTGCTTCCTCCCGTGCTGTCCTACCGCTTTTCCAATCCTGAAACCTTCTCCACGCCCACCCTGATTTGTATCCAGCCAATTTGGCAATCACCTGAAAATCAAGCAAACTTCGTGCGCTTGGGATCATCGCTAAAGCTGTCTGCTTGTTTACTGCCAGCAACTCAAGTTTCTTGTTTGCCAACGCTTCGATGGCATCCTGCTTTTCAGTCTCCGTCATGGTGGCTTGCCGGATCAACTCATGCTCTTCCACCATGCCATCTTTCCGCATCTCCTGGATAAATACCTCCACCAACTCCCCCGGAACGTGCTTCAAAAACCTGAGCCTCTCCTTGACCGGCACCACATGCCCGCACCCAGGGCAGACACGGGCCGGTGGAAACCATCCATCACACTCCTGGCATTGCATGTCCTGAATCTCTTTCGGCGTACTTTTGCCGCGTTTTCTCCCCTCCAGGCTCCATTCCCTATGCGCGCAAGGCAACCCGAACCGCCGGATTGATCCAACGTGATCGATTATTATAGCCACCTTCCCGGCAACGAAACGCAACGCTCTACCGACGCGCTGGAGGTATTTTCCAAGAGACATCGTGTGGGCCAGCAGAATCACCCCAACGGCATCCGGCACATCAACGCCCTCGGCGAACAGATCCACGTTCACCAGTACCAGCGTTTCCCCGGCGGAAAACCGCACCATTGCATCCCTACGCTCTGATTTTGGCGTGGCGCCATCCACATACTCAGCAACAATTCCGGCGGCGTTGAACGCCGTACAGACGTTGGATGCGTGTTTCCTGGACGCACAAAACACAATCGCCCGTTTTCCAGCCAAATGCTTTTGATATTCGTCAATTGCGCTTCCCGTCACCGTTGGCTTGTCCATTGCGGCCACTACCGATTCGGTTGCAAACTCTCCAGCCCGAACAGTCAGATCATCCTCGCCAACTCCACTGGCCGGGGAGAATGCCTGATATGGCGAAAGGTGGTGATTGTCTATCAGCCATCGTGGAGTTGGGCCGATCACCAATTCGTCAAACTGCTCTGATAAGCCTCTCCCGTCCAGTCTCTCCGGCGTGGCAGTGAATCCTATCTGCACCACACTGGGGAACCGTGCCAGCAACCGCTTCCATGTCGCTGCAACCGCGTGGTGGGCCTCATCTATCAGTATCAAGTTTGGCGGTGGAAGTTTGTCCACCCGATTGGCCAATGTCCCGATCATTGCCACCTGGACTTTGGCCGACACGTCCAGGGTGTAACCTGCTGCCACCACACCACACTCGACACCCATGGCAGAAAAAGTCTTGATGGTCTGCTCTACCAGTTCGATGCGGTGTACGATGATCCACGTGACATTCCATCTCGCCGTGGCTGAGCTTGCTATATAGCCAGCCATGCAGGTTTTCCCAGTCCCTGTTGGAGCTTGCAACAGTACGCGAGTCGCCTTGTTCCTGACGTGCTCGCGCACTTCGTGGACCATCTGTTGCTGGTCTGGACGTAGGGTGATCAATTTTTAATCCACATCAAAAAGCGATTTCTGTCCGCCGCCATTTACAGAATATGAGATGTTTCTAACTGCCTGGTCAAAATATAGTTTTTTTAGTTCGATACCAATGAACCGACGGCCCATTTTTATTGCCTGGAATCCCTCCGATCCGATGCCAGCGAACGGCGACAAAACGAGATCCCCTTTGTTTGACCACAACCCGACAAGCCTCTCGATCACATCAAGCTGAAGCGGGCATATGTGCTTTTGGTCATCCTCATCTTTTTTGAGAGGAATACCTAATATGTCTTTCCGGTTGAGCGTTTTTCCCTGGTCTATGTCTGTCCAGATAGGCGATGCCCACCGCTGCCATTTGTTCACATCTCTTGCCTCTGGAGATTGGCTCACTGGGTTAGCGTTTACCCCAGGCTTGCGCATCGTCACAACGTAATCAGGGATGCCGTTGCGCGACATCAACGAGTCCTTCTTAATCTGTTTGTGCAGCAATCCCAATGCCTTTGTGCGCTGCATAGCAATAACAGGATCTTTCCATATACAGACTTCAGAATGATAGATAAATCCGGCAGATATAAACATGCGGATTAATTCCCCTCGGAAATCTGTCAACCCAATCACACCATCACGCATCTTGCTTGTTGGGAGATTCATACAGTGAAATGACACGTTTCTCCCCGGCTCCATCACGCGCATCAATTCAACGATAAGGAATTGGAAGTGCGCATAAAATTCAGAATGGGACCGCACGTTACCCATGTCCCTATCGCTGGCAGAGTACGTATAGAGACTCGCAAACGGTGGAGAAAAAACGGAAAACCCAACTGAATTATCTGGAATATCCTTGATCCGATCCACACAATCACCGAGCATTAATGTCCACCCACTACCTACAACATCTCCAATTTGGTAGATGTCTGATGTTTTTGTGCTCCCGATGAACTCGTTGGCCATGGCTGGCCGCATGTGGCCAATCATCATCTGTGACATAACATCGTTCTTTTCCTGCTTTTTTTCGATATTACGAAGAACAGATAATTGCTCCTCAGTAACAGCCACATGCACATTGACTGGATGCTGCTGTCCAAATCTCCACTCTCGCCGGATAGCTTGATAAAACTCCTCAAAGCTGTCATTGATCCCCACAAAGGCCATATTGTGACAATGCTGCCAGTTCATCCCGTATCCTGCGATAGAAACTTTTGAGATCAAAACCCTAACATGGCCGTTGGTGAAAGCAAAAATATCACGCTCTTTTTTATCGATTGAATGACGGCCAGCAACCTGAACCGATCCAGGAATCAGTTTTTCCAAAAAATCACCCTCATCGTTCAGATGGCACCACACCACCCATGACTCTGTGCTGGCGTTGACCATGTCTGCTATTGTCTGGCACCTGACATCAACAGATCGGCGGCGAGCGTCCAGACGCTCTCTCAGATCTCCTGCCTCGACCGCTACCAATCTGCCAGGAGTGGCATCAGATTCAATCGTGTGGATGATCATATTCAATGGCGGCAGGTCGTATCCAGCATCGTCAAACCCAATATCAGACGGCTTTTTGATCACAACAGCCCATGTTGCCATCCATTCCCAAAAAGCCACTTTCCCATGGCCTTTCAGCGTCCATTTGCTTATTTCGCTGGAATCATGCGTGAAAAATGTAGCTAACATATCAACCATCGACATTACACCCAAGAATTCAGCTTGTGCTCCAATCTCCATGTAGTCGTTTGGTGCTGGCGTGGCAGAACAGCATAGGCGATATTCGATATCAGTAGCCACATCCATCAGTTGCTTTTTAATCTTGCTGTCCAACCCCTTGATGATCCCTGATTCGTCCAGCACGATTCCGGCGAATTTTGAAAAATCAAATTTGTGAATCCTCTCGTAATTGGCTATCACGATAGGCGTTTCAAAATCGCAATCCTCCAGATAATATTTTGCAACGATCCCCCACCGTTCAGCTTCTTTTTCGGTCTGCTGCCCGACGCACAGGGGAGCAAAACAGATCACCGGCTTACCTGTTTTGTTGAACACGTTTTGCGCCCACGACAAGAGCAGGAACGTCTTGCCGAGACCTGTATCTAACGCAGCCATGGATCTTCCTTTCCGGCAACAATACTTTAAAGTTGCCTTCTGAAAATCCTTCATTTGATTGTGGATAAAATCCGGTTCAAATCCAACACTGACTGATTTTAACGCTTTTGATGCAACAAAATCACTATACGCGCTCATTTGTTATAACTTCCTTACTTGTCAATTTTAACAATTAATCCGCCAGTACCATCCGGCACGATATGGATCTTTTTATCCGCCGGATGGAACCCTCTACAGCCACAAAACCCGTGGTTCATGTAGCAATTAAGTTTTCTCTTTTGGTCATGCGTCAGAGAACCTCCGTCTGCGACGTTGATCATCCTATACGTCAGATGGTCCGTGTTTTTCAGGATGATTCTCATTTCCGCCCCCACCGCCGACAAACACAGTTATGGGACATTGCCACCGCCACCAGGATTGTAACCAAGACTGCTATCACGCCAATTCCAAGCCATAACATGTTCATACCTCAAACATCTCCTTGATTTCGATTCCTGCATTTCTGAGGATAAGCAGACCAACCGCACAATTCTCGCCCCAGATTGAAAGAAAATCAAACGATCCAACACGATGAACTACACGCGACACGCCAGCTTCCGCCATCATCGCGCAACATCTGGAGCATGGAGGGTGAGTAATATACATCGTGCATTCGGCAGTACTACGCACAGATCTTATGATAGCAACTGCCTCGGCATGCGTCATATGTACTTTTTGACAATCTTCGCTCCCTACAGGGTATTTGTTCCACCCCTCCGACACAACAGATCCATTCCGATCAACAATGAGCGCACCAACCTGATGTTGCGGGTGAACGGATATTTCTGCGAACGAAGCTGCGACCGACATAAAATATTGTTCGCGGTTGTTGGTGTGTTGAATGTCCGGTTGCTTCAACGGCGTTCCAAGCAAGTCTGCTGCTTTTTTTGATATGATACCCATCACTAATTTACCCTCCAGTTCTGTGATCCGCTTGTCCTCTACATTTGTTGAAACGCCTTAAAAATAATCCAGGCATCCCACCTGGATGGCCGATGCTCTCGGCTGAGTGTGCTTCCGTTGCTCTGCGCTGCCTTGCTCTGCGATGCTTTGCCTTGCAATGCGATGCTTTGCTGTGCATTGCGCTGCCTTGTTGTCCAGGTAATTCACAAAAAATTCCAGGCTTCCCACATGGCGGACGGATCGTCTGGCCCCGTCTGGCTTCGTCACTATCAAGTATTTTATTTTTAAGCACTCAATCCTCGGTTTGCATGGCTATCGTCATCCTTCATCTGGCGATTGTGTTTGCCGGTCTCTCCCGGCTTGTCACGCCTAGTCCTGCCATGACCCTTGTCGGCGTTCACTCGCGTAGCGTGCGGCAGTCACACTCAACACCCTCGTCCACTTCTCCGGTGTTGACGTCCCACGTGTTTTGTGGATGAGACGATTATTTTAACAGGCACCTAACTGCCCAAAGCAGTCATATACAACTGCACCATGCCTTCCTGCGCCTCACGCTCAGCCCGTTCCACTTTCCGCAGCGCGATCACCCGGCGGATAGCTTTTGAGTAGAAGCCACCGTTTTTAGCCTCCGCATAAACATCCTTGATCACGCTGGCGGTTTCGGCCTTTTCAGCCTCCAGTCGCTCGATGCGATCAATGATGATCTGTAGAACTTCGCTGTCAATTCCAGTCATATCAGTTTTTTCATTCATATCAAATCCTTCTTGTATCCAGATGCCTACAGGCGCGACATCTCCTGCCTGGCAGTAAAATTGTTGGGCTTGCTTTTGGACGATTTTTTAAACACCCGGGGCAAGCGATACCGAGTTGCGCCTTTTCCAGCCTTTTGGACTCTTTCCATTCTTTAAAAACATCTCCCATGTCACCCATTTTTTTTAATCTACCCGTACCCGGACCCGTCCCCGTACCCGGACCCGTCCCCGGACCCGTACCCGTCCCCGTCCCCGTACCCGTCCCCGTCCCCGTACCCGTACCCGTACCCGTCCCCGTCCCCGGACCCGGACCCGTCCCCGTCCCCGTCCCCGTCCCCGTCCCCGTCCCCGGACCCGTCCCCGTCCCCGTCCCCGGACCCGTCCCCGTCCCCGTCCCCGGACCCGTCCCCGTACCCGGACCCGTACCCGTACCCGTACCCGTACCCGTCCCCGTACCCGTACCCGTACCCGTACCCGTACCCGTTCACACTTTCCATATTGCCACCGCATCAATACTTCTCCCAGCCTTTTCCGTGACTGTAAGAACCTCAATAACTTCAAACACCTGTACTTCACTGACAGAAACAGGGAACTTGCAATCCAATGGCTTAGAAACACCGTCAACAGCAAGCTGCGATAGTGACGCAGCACCACTCCAATGCCACAATCGGCGAGCGTCTTTTATAATGGCAGATGTACCATTCAAAAAAACATGCCCAAAATAAACACCTGCCGATCTTGTCCGAACAATTTTTCTATTCTCCATCTCAAATCATCCTTCAAAAGTTGAACCGTCAAGCAATCCCTGACAGTTGGTTAAAACGGAATATCATCGTCCGACATCTCCCCACCCAGGCCATCACTGACAGGCTCAGGTATCGTGAAAACTACCTGACTGACCGCAGTGATTGATCTGACAGGTAAAGGCACTTGACACCCAAGCAACTGCTCGCCGTTTGGTCCAGTAGCCGGGCTGATTGCAATACTTGATTGCGCCAGCTCTGTTACTTGGCCGGATAGAACGAAAGGACCGTTTTTTGATGTGCCAGTGATCTCGACCAAATCACCCAGTTTCACACCATAAAAAATCTTCGGCAACTCTACCTGTGCCGACGGGGGTTGCGTAAGCGGGGGCAAGGTGACTGCTGTCTCTTGCGTGACTGGCTGTTGTTGGGCCGGCGCTGCTGTTTGCTGTGGATGTTGCTGTGGCGGCTCAGGTGCTGGAGTTGATTGTCGTTCCAGATTCTTAGCCCGCACAGCAGCCAGGCCAGACTGCTCACCGTTCGAGCCACAGAAGAAAATCTCGTCTACCGATCTTTCTCCACGCCGGATGGTTAGAAACAGTATACCCAGTTCTGTCAGATTTTCGATTGACATGAGTTCTGGATTTGCCCCGTCCAGGTGCTTTTTGAGCATCTCCCGCGTCACGCCGATGGTAGAGAACGCTTGAATACACTCTGACACTCGCTGTCCAAACGGCTTTCCGTCTCCAAACTTTAAGGTTTCCCTGCATTTATCCTCCGCCATAGCAATAACGTCTGACGGAATAACTTTTGCAATACATGCGCGCATCCGGCGCGCGCCCTGATTCGCAATCAGCTCGTAAATATCACGAGTGTCTGTCAGTTTTTTTACACCATCCTTTTTTGTTGAAATTTCATGCACGACGATGAACCGAGACTCGAACCGGACATTTGCTTGCATGTCCCACGAGTAGGCCATCGCCTCACTCCTCCCTGCCACGTCATCCCTTGATAACTCGGATACTCCAGACTGAATATGACCCCAGCAACGGGCAATCTCCGTCATCAGGTGGATGGACGCACCGGAAACCGTTTTACCGGATTTTGGGAACGAAAAAAACGCTTGATTGGCCAGGGACAGTCGGCTACACGCATCCATGATCCTGGATACCGCCGCACGCTCGTTGCGTGGGAGTTTTTGAGCAACGATAATTGCGCCCTGGACCTCTGCCACCCTGCCAGATTGCTCGATACGTGTAGACTGCCCAACTTCAGCATTTCCAAACGACTGCTCCATCAACTGATTGCTCATTCCTATCCCCTCTATGCCCACGAAGGCCAATTGATCAAAATACTCTCATGCCCGTCTTGATATAAACTTTCCGGTCCTGGCCAGTGATTTTTCTCAATACACTCTGCCAGTTGCCGCAAATATTTACGAAATTTGACCTCACCAGATGCCATCATCTCAATGGATGTGCGCATGATTGCAGACAGATACGGCGGACTGCTTTCGACGGCCAGAAAATAGAAATCTGACGGTCTCTCGCCTGTGGCGTGGTAGATCCCCTCGCAATACATATGTGCCTGAAGGTCGTACCCAAGAGTGGCACAGGATCTTGCAAAATCACTGGCATTGATTGACGTTGTTGTTTTGAGATCCAACAGCAAAGATGGGTGTGCAACGTCCGGTCGACATTTACACAAAATGCCGGTCTCGCCATCCTTCCATACAGCGGTCATTTCGATCACGCCGCCATCGATGACAGTCCTTTGATGCCGCAGTGCGGTGACACAATCTGTTATCGGTTCCATTTCAGACGATTTCAGGATGGTCTTCCCGTAATGCAAATCTTTAAAATACTCCCATGCCTTACCCCTGCGGTCGCCATCGGTAAAGATAGCGTACTCATCATGGAACTTGTCAGACTCAAGAAAGAGCGTGTGGACCGCCGATCCGAACGCCATAGATTCCGTCTGTTTTGGCGGATTGTCTAATGCCCATCGGTAATATGCGGGAGACCGCCGCATATTCCACAAACGCGACTTACCTACCGCATCATCTGCGTGGTAGACGTGGTTTGGTATGTTTTCGTGAATACCAGGAGTCATGCTCATTTCTGTTCCTCCTCTCCATCAATCAGATCAATATGTGCTGCCAGGACCGCTATGCAGATGGCCATGGCGAGGGAGTTAGGGTGGGTTACGAACTCCCAGTTTGAACCTACTTTGCACCACCCAACCATCCATTGGCCTTCAGATATCATTTGCATCAACATTATGCGATACTCTGAAGGCATGTAGTACAAGGCATGGTTGATGGACCATGTTACTCCATGTATCTTCTTTCTTTTGTCGTCAACGAATGTACACCCGTTGAGACTGTCGATAAACAAAGTTGCCGTCGAACTGAACGCGCCAACCAGTTGCAAAAACAGAAAGTCAACTTCTTTGCTCGTTTCATCCATGCCACGAAGCTCCTCGATCATGGCTTGCAGTTTCAGCTTTCTTTCACCGGCAACGCTCTCGACCGTGGGAGTTGTCGGCTCTGGCTTTTTTGGTGAAAAATTAGCGTAATTTTTGCCGCACCGGCCAGTCTCAGAGCAATTCACATTCAGATATGAAGGCGTTGGAAACCCACGGTGGAAGGTACAACAACTCACAGTGCCATCGGTCTCATGGATGCAGGACGAGCAACCTACCGGCACTACATCCTCGCTGCGGGCGACGAACAACCGGCCTTCTTTGCCGCATGGCACGGTGTTGCTGTACGGTTCCGACCGGGCCGCATAGCAAAGCACGTCGACCGGAACGCCGGTCACGAGGTCTGTCTCTGCCCCCACGCAGATGTAACCCTCGTTTCTTTTCTGCATGTGTATGCAATTGATACAATATTCCTCACTCATTTTTCTCTCCTTAAACCTAAACCACTGAAAACCAATAGACACAACCAGCCCGGACAGACACGATGCCTTTGACCCTTAATCATTGATAAATTTGTCTGGCCGGGCCGGTGTGTCAAAACTAGGTTTTATTCATGGCTGGCTCCTATTGGTTGTTGGTCCTACCTGCCCTTAACTGCTGATGGGACAGACTCTACACTGTGCCCGGCGGCAGTGTCAAGAAAAAAAAGAAGTTCACGCAAAATAAACTTTTCACCCTGCGAACTTCTTTTTTTCTTGACATGCGACCAAGAACGGTCCTATCATGTTTCAAAATAATTTCTTTAGGAGGTTTGACAGATGGATACACGAGGATTGCCAGAGGTTGTGACTGTTAAGGCTTTGGCAGAGAGATTAGGCTGTTCCGCAAGGTTGATCCATCAACGCATTTACAAAGGGGATCTTCCCGCGCCACTGCCGAACTTGCCAGTGACGGCATGGAGGCGAGAGACATTGTATGAGTACGTTGACAACAACAAATACACCGGCCAGGGCAAGCGCGTCCGTGCGGTTTATGGGAAGGAGGATTGAAAAATGGTCGCGAAAAAAGTTATTGAAATCGTCAGAAGCTACCTGACTGAAATAGGGGCTGACGGTCTTGTTGCTATGGAGGATGGCCATGTCCGTACGCTCACGGAATGCAACTGCATGCTTGATGAGCTGTTTTGGTGTAGCGAATCTATCAACGCGGTTGGTGATTGTATGCCAGCTACAGTAGATGAAGGCGGTGGGATGCATCTGCTGCTGGATTGTGAAAAGTGCGCCTTCACAGACATATATGAGCCTGATTTCTGCCGCATCCGCAACACAGATGGGGCTATGGTCGGCCAAGACGCTCCGTGCGCTGCCAGACGCGCCCCCGATGGGGATTGTGGGCCACAGGCTAAACTTTTTGAATGTGTTTTTTAAGGGGAAGAAAATGAGTAGTATGACACTGGAAGTAAAGGATTTTCGTCGCATCAAGGAAGCCCGCATCGAAATAAGGGATGGAGTTACATTGCTGGTTGGCCAGAACGGCCAAGGGAAAAGCTCCTTGCTGTGTGCGGCGGCAATTTGCGCGACTCGTTGCGCCGATGTCGCTGGGGTGCTCAAACGAGAGTACCCCGATCTAATCCACAACAGCGGCAAAGCGGCATCTGCAACGCTGTCAGTTGGCGCAGACTCAACAACAGTTAAATGGCCCGCCGGTAAATTAGACGGTACTCTGGGCCGTGTGGCCAGCTCGATGGCGTGTGGGATGATCAATTGGGCGGCGATATCTATCAATGACCGCCGGTCGCTACTTACTGATGCGTTGCGTCGGCGGGGGATGGAGTTTATGCCGTCGCTGGAGGATTTGGATAAAGGGTTGGCGGTTTTTGTTGACCGAAACGTGCCAGACTGGACGCGAAATTTCATGTCGGGAAATATGTCGTTACCTGACGCATGGAACCGGGCGGCATTACACGCTCAAACTCGTGCAACGCAAGATAAAGGCGCGTGGCGTGAGGTGACTGGCGGCGAGACATACGGCGAGGTCAAGGCCGCATCGTGGGTGCCAGTCGGTTATCTAGCGGGAGTTGGGCGGGCTGTGCTGGCTCATAATGTCGAACGGGCGCAGACTGCTGTGGCCGACGCAATTGGCCGGCTGGCTGTTGATAGCCACCTTGAAGATGCGGTTCGGGCGAAGGCAGAACAGGTTCCTGTCGATGTTGCTGACCACGAAGTTATGTTGGCGAGTATCGACGGAGAGTTATTAAAGGCTCAGCAGGAGCCAGCAGAGTCGGAGGAGTCTGCCAGTTACAAGCTGGATGTCGGAAAGGCACAAGCTGAGTGGGATCGTTTGACGGCTGAAATTGAGGTTTTGCAAGCGAGTGTCGTGCCATTTATGCCGATACCTATCGTGCCGGATGAGTCGGACCATGATTTTAATTGCCCCTCGTGCGGTGTCGGTCTCCGTACTGACATAGGCAAGCAAGGACAGAAAAGAGCGTTACTTGCCAAAGAAACTCCAAAAAGTGTTATTGACGCATCTTTGATAAAACGTCGTGATGTGGAGATTGAAAACAGCAAAATCAAGCTGAAAAACAAGGAAACCAACGATCTGATTGGCACAACCGTTGAACAAGCGAATCTGGCAAACATGGCCCTTGGCATGGCTAAAGAGACACTGCGGCAAAAGCTTGTGGCTTGCAAGGAGAACAAACAATACCGGATCGCTGAGTTGAACCGTAATAAATTCCATTACACCGGCGTACTGGACGTAAACAGAGCATATAACGCCGCAATTGAAAAAGCAAAAGTAGAACTATCCGTTCTTCTGGCCGACAAATCAAAGCGAAATGTCACGCCAGAGGCACTGGCCAATTTGCAGAATAAACTTGTGGATGCAAAAAATGCTCTGGTTGCGTTTGACAGAAAATCTCGCGCCGACGCATTGCACCGAGATGTCACAACATGGACGGCGGTTGCCAAAATCCTTGGTCCCGAAGGGTTGCGGGCGAAAAAAATGAAAGAGGCGATGGATGTGGTGCAAACCACCTTGGCCGAGATCTCGACTGGGGCGGGGTGGCCACTTATCACGATGGACCCTGACAGCCTGGAGTTGCGGATTGGCGGGTATCGGCATGTATTACAGTCTGGTGGGCATCGTCAAATGGCACAGTTTGCGGCGCAGATTTTGATTGCGAAACTGGATGGGAGTAGACTGTTGTTGTTCGATGAGACTGGCATGTTGGATACCGTAAGCATTAGCGGGATGATCAAATATCTGAAAACGATTGGCGTGCCCTCGGTGCTGGCGATGCTTGGCAATCGTGGCCGGGCTGAGCAAATTGGCCAGTCGTTTGGTGTGGCGGCTTATGTCGTCGATGGTGGGTTAGTTAAACTTGTTGAGAGAGTAATTTAAATGGGATCTAAAACACGTGCGTCACGCAGTGTTGCCAGTCATTGCGCCTATTTGTCACTGGAGTTTCCGAAATGAGAGATTGCATGGAATGCAACATGACGGGGTGGACTAAATGCAACGGGACTCCAATGCGATGCGATTGCGATGGGTTTGGCTATGATTACTCACACAAAAAACAGGAACAAGATCATGGATGCTCATGCGGGACAAGTGAAGAGTATGTGATAATAATGTGTGGCTGTGGTAGACCACTCGGCAAGCCATCGGGGGATATGTGTGAATGTGGGGCATATTGGTGCCCAGGTTGCTTGAAAAGGTGCCCACCAAGGGAATCGGTACATGATTGTATGATGAGGAGATATGGAGATATGAAACTGTCTGGGATGTCTGAAAATGAAATTTGCCTAGCCCGCGACGCATACAAACAGATAATTTCCACCCATCGGAAGGAATTAAAATCCGCTGGATGGGATGGGAAAACGCTGTTTGATGGAATCAGTTTGGCATCGGAGATTAAGGGTATTGATACGCTTCCTGGGGTAATAGCACTCATGATGTTCGGCGGCCACATTACCGGAATCTATCCAGATCGAGTCGAGATGACGGCGGATGACGTGATGACCGCCAAATTAAAAACTGGGGCCATGATCTCTGGCCATGCGTTGGACAATTATTTTGCCGAATTGACTGAAATTAAAGGGAAGTGTTGAAGATGAGAAAATTTGAAGATGTTCAAAAAAATGAGTCGCACAGGTTGGGGTGCGAGTGCTTTGAGTTGGGGTTTAGATTTCAAGCTTCAGAAAACGGTAATTATCGTAGAGCCTTGGAGTTGAGGCGGGAGATCATCCTGGACGAATTGGAGAGACGGGACAGAGTTGCCAAATCCACAGATTGGAAACTCGCCACCGTAAAACTTATTGGTGAAGTGATCGGACTTGTCCTGATGGTGGCAGTTTGCTACCTGTTCCCGTGGCACTGGATAGCTTGGTTTATGGCCGGTTGTGTGCTTTGTGCAGTCGCGTTTGGGGTTACCAGAGCTATATTTAGTTGGTGGAAGGATAGAAAAAACGTAGGTAAATCATGAGCGATAATCAAGCTGTGGCCTTGATGGCCATGGCAATATTTCTTGCCTGTTTGCTGGATTTTATCCTTGATTTTTGGGTGATTTTTCAGTAAGATTTGATCTCCTGGTGGTACAGGATAAAAAAGCGCGTTGGCAAAGAGATTCCCCCCGGACCTGCAAGGCCGCTCGGTGATCGATCTGTCGATCCCAGTTAAACAGCCACCCGCTCTGGTGTACCAACACCGGGCGGCCTTGGGGTATTTTATCCATGCAAGAAATCGATCCAAACGCCATTTGGAATAATGCGGCAGAACAGTCAGTTATCGGGGCTGTTCTGCTCAATCCAGAGCTTTTTCCCGCCGCGTCAGCAATCGTCCAGCCAACAGATTTTTATCTTCCGGCGCACATTACGGTCTGGAAAGAGATGCTATCTATGCACGCTAAAGGGGATGATATTGAGGTTGTCTCCCTGGCTCACGTTTTGCAAAAAAACTCCGCGCTCAAAGCCATTGGCGGATCTGCCTATCTTGCCGCACTGCTTGAAACAGTCCCTACTTCCGCTAATTGTCTGACATACGCCAGGCTTGTGCTTGAAAAATCCCTGCGCCGTGCCATAGCTAGCGACGCACTACTGATAGCGCGGGATGCTGCAGACAGAAACATACATCTGCTTGCTCTCGCATCAACAGCACGGGCTGCAACAGATAGACTTGTGTCAGGGTCCGGCGTCGTGGCTGGCAGTACGCAGGATGTTGAATACCAGTGCATGTCTGACATAATAGCCACACCAATTTCGTGGCTGTGGAAATACCGAATCGCAAAAGGTGTTTTGACGATTGAAGCTGGAGATCCTGGGCTTGGCAAATCCCAAATCTCCCTGCACCACGCCGCTGTTGTTACTACCGGTGGGATGTGGCCGGACGGGACAATGTATCGGACTCCGGGCAATGTGATCCTGATAACTGCTGAAGATGACGCAGCAACGACGATCAAGCCTCGTTTGATCGCTGCCGGTGCCGATATGGAGAGGGTGTATATCGTCCATGCTATTAATGATGTCTCTGGCGGCAAAAAAAGGAGGCGTGGATTTGACCTGGAATCCGATATTGTACGACTCGATGGCCTCATTAAACAAATCGGTGGGGCGGATCTGGTGGTAGTTGATCCCATCTCTGCATATGTCGGCAAGGCTGACTCGTACAAAAATAGCGATGTCAGAGCATTACTGGCCCCTCTTGTAGAACTTGCAGGCAGGCACCAGACCGCCGTTATCGTAGTGAGCCATCTGGCCAAATCCAGCGGATCTGCCATGAATTCGATCTCTGGTTCGCTTGGTTTCATCGCGTCAGCCCGCACTGGATACCTGATAGTCAAACATCCTACGCGAAAAGAATGGCGACTTTTCACGTCGGTCAAAAATAATATCGGCATCGACAATTCCGGTTTTGCCTTCAAAATCGAAGGAATTGTGTTGGAAGAGCAAAAAGACGGAAAACCTACGGAAAAAATAGAGACATCAAAAGTTATATGGGACAGTAGGCCAGATCCGACATTAGCAGACGATGCGCTTGCTGCACAGTGTAAAACCGCTCAAGAGAGGTCTGAACTCGATGCTGCGGTCGAGTTTTTGGAAGATCAGTTGAAGTCCGGTCCTGTGCTCTCATCAGTGATAAAGTCAGAAGCAAGAAACGCTGGAATATCAGAGAGTACGCTCAATCGTGCTAAGTCAATGTTGAAGATAAAACCGCGCAAAGGGCCGTGCAATGGACCCTGGAAATGGGACTACGAGGACCAAAATGGAGCAGAAAAATGCTAAATTCACAATTGTTGAAATTCTTGCCAATGTACCAATTGTTGCCATTCTTGAACACCTTCGTTTAGTTATAGAAGCCTTAAACAGAATATAATATATATTATTATTATAAGAGAATTTACTAGAATTTAACGAAGGTATTCAAGAATGGGTAGAATTGGTACATTGGGTACAATTGCAAGAATTTGAAATTTGAGCATCTTGGTGCCGTTGGATGCCTGCTTTGAGTCTCTGGCATCGTGCCGGTTGACGGATTTTTGACAGGGAGAGAAAAAGAAAATGATCCACTGCCATGGCACACCGATCACGCCAGACGTGATTGACGGCGATGAGCATGATAACGATCTGCTTGTGGATATTTGACGATACACAACGGGAGATGAGAGATGAAGGGTTGGATTTGTGATGGCGTGAAGCTGAAAAAAGGCTGGATGTACCGGAGCACCTTGACCGGCAATGTGGTGGTTATTACGGATGTGGTTTTCAATGAAAATTCAGGCAGATGGAGAGTTGTTTACTTGAACAACTCTACCAATTTGCCAGGTTATTGCAGTGCTGTATTTTTCGTTACGCATTTCAAGAGATTGAAAAAGTCTCACTGAATGGCTGTTCTAACGGCACGAAGCATCTGGATAGGGATTTGTACCAACGAAACGGAAAAACGCGACAGGAGAGCGCGTAGGTGGCAAGGATTGGGTTTTTTAATAGTGGTTTATGGAGGAGATGAGAAATGAACACAGATACAATAACCGAATGGATAAATTATAGGCCGACACTGGCCATTGTCATGGCGTGGCTGCTCGGTCTGGCGACCGTGCTTTTGATTGGAGATTGAGATGAACCTGGAAAAACGACGAATTAAGCTGCAAAAACAAGTAGATGATATGGTAAAAAATCAAGCAAATCTTTATGGCTCTTCTTACGAAGAGTTTAAAATTTACCATCTCAAATTTTATAAAAAACTAAAAAAACTGCGTAAAATCGACGAACAAATTGAGGTGGCATGATGGGTATGTATCCAAAAAATCACGTATCGCCGCCGCCAAGACTGTCGCGGGAGCAGTTATTGGCTATTGCTGCACGTGCCAGGTATTTGAGAGCGCATCCACCGGTTCCAACGCCAGAGCCAGATGTGGCTCCAGAGCCAGAGCCAGTGAAGGCGAAAAATATTGTACAATCGATATGTAAAAAGCATGGGATGTGCGATCATCACTTGTATATCCGCAATAATTTATCGCGTATTTACCTTCGATGCCGACTTTGCACCAGCGATGCAGGTAAACGGAGAATTGAAAGAGATAGATTAGCGCGAATAGCGAAAAATGCGGCAAAACTGAAACTTTGGGGTTGATGATGCTAAAAATCGAAGGCAAGGTAGTGCGGGTAGAAGTTGTACAGCCAGACGAGGCACCGCCAGTGACCGAGGCACCCGTAAAACCGCCAAAACTGTGGGAACGCCCAATGGATCTGCACGGCGTTACGACAAAGATCAAGCCATTGGATGGATCTCCAGCTCTGTACGTGACGATTAATCAGGGCGAGAGTGGCTTGGTCCGGGAAATATTCATCAATACGAACAACGCAGTTGTCGCTGAGTGGACAACTGCGTTGATGCGTACCGCATCGGCGGTCCTGCGAGCAGGTATTCAACCAGAGTTCCTCGCGGCGGAATGGCAAGATGTGGTCGGACCGTCTGGATTCTGGGTCAAAGGGAAGTTTTTCAAAAGCCATGTTGCTGCGATAGGCTGGTGCCTGGAGCGTGCATTGCGTGGGGAGCCAGATTCAGTTGTTGCAAAAAATGCACATACTGAGGAACACCCCAAACAAACAGGGAAGCTCTGCACGAACTGTTGGGAATATGCGGTCGTAAAATTGGACGGGTGCGACACTTGCACAGCCTGCTTGGCTTCTACATGCGGATAGACGCAAACAGAAACACGTGTCACACGTCCCTTGAGCCGGTGCGGGCGCCACTCCATTTTGTTTGCTCAGGTGCGTCCCTGACAGTGTTCGCTGACAGCCCGGAATAGACGGGCGATAAAGTTATCTTGACGTGTGCTGACATGATGGATTATGATGCTTTTGATTCTCCCTACCGCCCGCCTAAAAACCGGCATATGTGGAGGATCAAAAAAAGACTGGACATTCTTTTCCTTTTCAGTGTTGAGTTTGATGGTGTAACGACTGCGCATCGAGCAGGAGGAGTAGGTTCGATTCCTACAACGCTGCCAAAAAATGTTTCGATCCGGGGGCCACCCCTTCCAACTCGACGTTGGTTGCGGGTGGTCGGATCGTCCATGCTATGCGAAATAATTTCTGCCAAACGAAACACCCATTCTGAAAGCCACAAACCTGTCATTTACATCCCCATCACAGTACACGCGGTTTTTCGGCCACAGGTTTTTTGGTTCCTTTCTTTTATCTAAATAGGGATAATGCTTCTCAAAAGCTTCCATTATATCAGTATGTTCATTGGTGTGTAGTTGCATTTAACTGTCCCTCCCAAGTTTTGCATTCGCCAATCGAACGCAAGCAGCGTCATACTCTGCCTGAAATTTTGGCCGGTCAGTCTCCGGGCATTCTTCCAGAATTTTATGTGCTGCGTTAGCGACAAGTGAAAGCCGCTTGATTTCCTGCTCAATAACCTCCATTTTTTAACCCCTTATGCGTTCAGTATTTTTCTTTACAGCGCACGGCTTGCACCGTCCGATTTTAGCCCTGCCATGCGTCGCTACATATCGCTCTGTCGAGCCACACACTCGGCATGGCGGACCGTGTGTGATTTTTGCCGTCTTGGCTGCGGCCTTGAGTTTTGCCAGGGTGGCTTGGGCTTCTTGGATTGTTTGCATATCTACACCCTCTCCATCAATGCGATGTGCCGCACAGACCATCGCGATGCCTTCCCACACGCAACGCACCGACGCCGCCAGCCACTGGCTTGGTAGCTCTTGCCTGTTGCGTGAGGCTCAACAACCTGAATTGCGTGTAGGCATTCATGAATTTCGACCAATGCCTCTTTCTCTTTCCGTTTTTTATGCCATTCCTTAGTCCCATGACGATACCGAGCGTTTCTGACTTTCATTTTACTTCTCCTTAAATTCCCCGGCACGATTGCCAGGGGATGGTAAAATTAAATGGAAGGGCGAGTAGCCATGACCAATTTCTGTGCCGCAACAGAGTACATCTTTTCAATCTCCCACCAATCCGCGCTCATCGTTGATTCGCTTTGCTTATGATGCAAAACAGTGTACAAAAAACCTGACGGGCAGGTCGTGACGCGAATGCTCTTTATTTCTTTGATGCTGTGACGCTTGTTCATTTTTTGTCTCCTTACCTGCTGTGATTGATACGATGACCCAACCTACCACACTCTCTTCGATGTGTGCAAGTTTTTTTTTCATGCACACAACGATTTTCCGTGATTAATTTTTTTGTTGACTGATTCGCTGTGAGTGTGGTATTTATGCCACAGTGTAGTGTGACATTTTTGCAACAGTATGTGAGAAGTAACATGATGGATACCAGACAAAACCAGACCGGCCAACGCGCACGCGAGACCAGACCCATCGTTGCAATGAAACGGAAAATCTTTTTAAAAACCCTGGCCGCAACCGGCTCTGTTACTTCGGCGATAAGAGCCACATGCCTGCACAGGTCAACTATTTACGAAGCACGGCAAACAAACGAGGATTTTAAACTGGCGTGGGATGACGCGCTTGAAACTGCGACCGACGCGCTAGAGTTTGAGGCCAGGAGGCGGGCGGTCGAAGGATGTGATGAACCAGTTTACCACCAAGGGCAGCAAGTTGGGGTTGTCAGAAAATATTCTGACAGGTTGCTTGAATTGTTGTTGCGTGGCAACCGAGAAAAATATCGAACCACTCGCCAGGATTTATCTAATCCTCCGGGCGAGACTCTGAAAGTTGAAACCGATCCTATCCATTCGGCGCGTATGATTGCCTTTGCGATTCAGCAAGGTTTGCATGCTGCTCAAGAATCCCAAAACACCCCCTTACAGGATACCTAAAATGCGGATTATGCACACTCTTTATAACACGTTGCTCGGTGTAGCCACCGATCAATCATTGATGGCAACTGACGGCGTGACGATTGGCGGCCATGGGCGACATGTGCGGATGCCTGGACCTGATACCGTTGCATTGTTTGATGATTTCTTGGGCGATGTGTTGGCCGATCAATGGAATTATGTTGAAACAGATACCGACGGCACTGGCGCAATCCTCACGCCGGGAATCGGAGGGGTGCTCCGGCTCACAACTGGCAACGACGATGGCAATGCTGTTGTTTTGCCCGATCTTGTCGGCGTTACATCTGAGCTGCAATGGCAGGCATTCAACGGCGGTCTGTCGTTTCAGTGTCGGGTAAAACCATCCCGCATCACACTGGCCTATTTTTTCCTCGGTTTTACAGACGTTACATCTATCGAGGCTCCCGTGATTGCGAGCCAGACTGGTGACGGGATCACAACAAACGCAACCAATGCGGTCGGGTTCATGTTTGACACTGGCGCGGCATCTGACTCCTGGTTCCTGGTGGGCGTGAAGGCCGACACGGATGCAACAAAACAGGTGATCACAAACGCTCCGGTTGCGGATGATTACGCACTCTATCGGATTGAAATTAATGCCGATGGAGATGCCACATTTTACATCAATAGCGTGCAGGTTGGGACTACGATGGAGGATGCAGTCTCTCCTGGAACTGTCGCCACACCTGTCGCTCTAACTCCGATTGTGGCCGCATCCAACACTGATGGCACGTCGGCACTCACGCTTGATGTTGATTGTATCGCCGTGTCGATGAACCGCTACAGAGATGGCTACGCTATCTGATGGGCACTGCCCTTGATATATCCTCGATCATCTCTGCTCTGGATCATATGCCAGAGCAGAGGCGTGTCGAGGTAATCAAGGCCGCGTCGGTGGCGGTTGGGAAAAGACTGTGGATTCCAAACCCTGGGCCGCAAACCGACGCATACTTCTGTAAAGCAGATGAACTGTTTTATGGTGGCTCTGCTGGCGGTGGAAAAACCGACGTTGTTATCGGATTAGCTGTCACGTCACATCAACGATCACTGATATTGCGCCGCACGAATCGTGAGGCATTAGGGATCGACGCGAGGATACAGGATTTGCTTGGTTCACGCGACGGCCACGGCGAGATGGGTTGGCGTGTGGGTGATCGGATTGTTGAGGTATCCGGGTGCCAATTGGAAGACGATAAGCAAAAATTCAAGGGCGCGGCCCATGACTTAAAAGTATTTGATGAGGTTTCGGATTTCTCGGAATCTCAATACGTTTTCATATCGGGATGGAACCGCAGTACAGTAAAAGGCCAACGCTGCCGAGTTGTTGCAACAGGGAATCCACCCACGCGACCAGAGGGATTTTGGGTTATGAAACGCTGGGGTGCGTGGCTCGATCCCAATCATCATAATCCGGCAGAGCCTGGGGAGTTGCGATGGTACACGACTGGTGACGATGATAGGGAAATTGAGACCAACGGGCCAGGACCGCACAGGATACGCGGAGAGTGGATCACAGCCCGGAGCCGGACATTCATCCCAGCCAAACTATCGGACAACCCCGATCTGGCGGCAACAAACTACGCGGCTGTTCTTTCGGCGCTCCCACCAGAACTCAGGGACGCATATCGTGACGGGCAATTTGATGCAGCGAGGAAAGATAATGATTATCAAGTTATCCCAACTCACTGGATTCGTGCCGCACAGAAGCGGTGGACACCACAACCGCCGCCGAATGCGCCTATGTGTTGCATCGGTGTTGATGTGGCTCAAGGTGGTGACGATCAAACTGTTTTGGCAATTAGGCACGATGGATGGTTCGCACCGTTTATCACTGTGCCAGGGCGCGACACTCCCGATGGGCCGTCTGTAGCAGGGTTAGTGATCCAGCACAGGAGAGATGGCGCGCATGTCGTGATTGATATGGGTGGAGGCTATGGCGGCTCTGCAATGTCCCACTTGCAAGACAATGCCGTCAAATGTTCGCCTTACAAAGGTGTAGAAGCGTCATTTGCCCGTACCTGTGACAGACATATGCGGTTTTTTAACACACGGACCGCGTCCTATTGGCTGCTGCGTGAGGCTCTTGACCCTGGCCAACCTGGAGGATCGTGGATCTCTCTTCCAGATGACCCCGAACTCGTGGCCGATCTTACTGCCCCAACATTTGAGTATCGTAGCGGTAAACTGCAAGTGGAGGCGAAAAAAGACGTATGCAAACGATTGGGCAGGTCAACCGACAAAGGCGACGCATGCGTGATGGCATTATTTCGTGGCGAAACGCACAAGAATCAGATAGGCGGATACCATCAGAGGCCGAACAAACCCATAGTATTGATGTCGCAACCGAGGAGATAGCCAGTGAGTTTCTTGATGCCCAAACCACCACCACCGCCGGAACCTCCCCCAGCCACTCCAATGGCGAATGAAGACGTGCTCCGCAAAAAGCGTCGCTCTCTGCTGGAAGGTGCCCGCACACGAGGCGGAAGTAGATCGACTATCCTTGGCGGTGCAGCAGATGTGATGGGAACAGCCACAAAACTGGGTGGGTAGCATGGAATACGTCAAGAGTGTCATCAGCCAATGCAATAAACTGTTTGAAAAAAAACAGGGTCTTGACAATCTCAACCAAAAAATTGCTGAAATGTTTCACCCAGAGCGCGCCAATTTCACAACTGGCCGGTCGATAGGGGATGAGTTGTGCGATGGGTTGATGACCTCCTACACGATTCTTGTTTGTCGTGATCTGGGTAATGCGTTTGGGGCCATGTTGCGCCCGACCGCAAAGCCATGGTTCCACATTCGCACAACTCGATCACCAGAATCTGACGACGATACGCCAGAAAAGCAATGGTTGGAGCGCACAGAGATATTCCTACGCAACGTAATGGGGCAACGGGAGAGCCTGTTTGCCCGCGCCACAACCGAGGCAGATAGAGATTTTGCCGCATTCGGGCAGGCGGTACTCTCTGTTGAATATCTAAAAGAGCACAGAAACATCCTGTTTAGGTGCTGGCATTTGCGTGATGTGGCGTGGATGGAAGACCTCCAGGGTAACGCATCTACTGTGTATAGGCGTTGGCTTCCGACGGCGGTTGATTTGGCAGGGATGTTTCCAAAAACCGTTCATAGTGAAGTGACTAAACTGATTGATAAAGATCCATACAAAGAGATTAACGTTATCCATTGCGTCATGCCCACATCGGTATGGATGAAAGTATGCGGTGGGAAGAAATTCTTGCAGCCATACGTATCATGCTATGTGGATGTGGCAAACGTGCATTGCATAGAAATGGTTGGCATCTGGACCAATCCATACGTCATACCGCGTTGGTCCATGTCAAGCGGAAGCCAATACGCTTCATCCCCTGCGTCTGTCGCCGGGTTGCCGGATGCACGATTGATTCAGGATGTAACGGCAACTGTACTTGATGCTGCAAAGATGGCTATCAAGCCGCCAATGACTGCGGTGGATGGCGCGATTGTCGGGGATGTTGCTTTGTATCCTGGCGGCATCACAATCGTGGATCGAGCCTATGACGATAGGACTGGTAAAATTATCGAGCCTTTGTCAGATCCTCATTCAAATATACCCATCGGGCTTGAATTGATCGCTGACATCCGCACCCAATTGGCGGATGCGTTTTATATCAGCAAACTCACGCTACCCCCGGTTGACGGCAAGGTTATGACTGCAACCGAAGTTGCTCGGCGCATGGAGGAGTATACCCGACACGCTGTGACTCTGTTTGAGCCTATGGAGTCTGAGTATAACGGGCGATTGTGCGAGACTACGCTTGAAATTCTGATGAGAGAAGAGCCACGCATGCTGGAGGGTATGCCAGAAACACTGGGTGGGGCAGAGTTCACGTTTTCGTTTGAATCCCCGTTGCGTGATGCGTTGGAAAAAATCAAGGTCGGTCAGTTAATGGAGGCGTGGCAGATACTCGCTCAAGCGGTGCAATTCGACGAAAATACCATACTGATACTGGATAACGCACTGGCTGTTCGAGATGCACTTTCTGCTGTCTCACCAAAGGCATGGATGCGGGACAAAGATACTGTGCGCCGATTGTCCGAGGCGCGAGCGAAAGAACAGCAGACGCAGCAAATGCTGGCAATGATGCAGCAGGGGGCCGATGTGGCCAAGACGATCAAAGAAGCTTCTCCAACTGTTGGGCAGGGTGGGCTATGAATAAGTGCTTTACCGTTACGACTAATCTGCCAACTATCACGGCAATCAAGGCGATGTCAGCAGGAACGGCTAGCCCAGAACAGCAGATTATGGGCATGGAATGGATAGTAAACAACCTTTGCATGGTGGGAGAGCAGTCTTTCGATGCTGATAATGATCGTGTGACGGCGTTCAACGAAGGGCGGCGGTTTGTTGGGGCGCATATTAAGCGCGCGGAAAAACTACCAATTGATGTTATTTTAAAGGATTTGAGACATGGCTGAAGAAATCGAAAACGTTGCCCAGGCAGACAATGCTGCCCCTGCTACAGATGCCCCTATTGCCACCGTCGCACCGGCAGAACAAAGCGCCACGCTGCTGGCATCCGTATCTTCCGTCGCAAAACCAACGGCGGATGTGTCTGGCTGGCCCGAAGGGTTGATGGAAAAGATAGCTGGAGGGGATGCAAAAAAACAGGCCGCTTTGAGCCGGTACAAGACCCATGAAGATGCTTTGAATGCCTTGGTGGAAGCGCAAGCCAAGATCCGCACAGGCGAATTCAAAGGCGGTTATCGACCGGACATGAAACCAGATGAGTTGACGGCATGGCGCGAGAGTAACGGAATCCCGACTGAACCAGAAAAGTATGACGTTAAGCTGGCCGAAGGCATGGTTCTGAGCGATCTGGATAAGCAGGGGGTTGAGATTTTCAAAAAGACAGCAATAGATCTGAACCTACACCCCGATCAGTTGAATGGGGTTCTGGGGCAGTATTTTAAATTGCAGTCAGATTCTATGACCGCCATGGCACAAAAAGAAGTGGCCGCCAGAGAGGAGAATGAAACCAAACTGCTAGGTGCCTTTGGCGACAAACAAACTCTCGATAGCACCTTGGCCGGTGTTTTCCGTTTCGTTGACTCTGCCCCAGAGGGGGTCAGAGAGGCCATCATGAACGGGGTGGACCGAAACGGAATGCCTTTGGCTGACAATGCTGATCTTATAACTTGGCTGGCTGAGATAAATACCAAACTCAACGGCGGTGATGCAACTGTTACCCCTTCCATCGGGAGTGTAGGCGTAGCATCCACAGAGTATGCAGATTTAAAGAAGCTGATGGCAGGCGACCATTCAGATTATTGGAAAGGCCCACACGCTGCCAGACACCAAGCCCGTTTCCGCGAATTGACCGCCAAAGGAGTGCAGTAAATGGCTGACAATACCGTTGTTACCGTGATCGAATCGTATGCCAGATCCAGGACAATCAAGATCCATGTGTCTGGCCACAGCGACGGGGCCGGGGAGACAAACAAGATCTTGATTGATCGGTCTACTCTGATTGCTCCAAGTGGGGGTGTGCCCGTTGCATTGCATTTGGCTGAGGCTCGATATGCTGTTGCAGGGCACTCTGGCATTAAAATAACCTACGATTACACGTCTACGGGAGTATAACCATGGCATACACCGACGGCCCATCGTCTCTCGCTGCTGCTGCTATAACGACCCTGGATGGGATGACTTCATCAATCCTTTCGGCGTTGTCTGATTCGACACTTGGCGGCTTGACATCCATCCAACTTACCAGTTTGGCTAATACCCAGTTGGATGGTTTGACTTCTACCCAATTGACCGGACTGGCCGTCACACAGTTGGACGGACTTTCCTCATCCCATATATCTGGATTGGCTGCTACCCAGCTGGCAGGACTGACTTCAACACAACTTTCGTCTCTGGCAGTCACTCAGTTGGATGGGTTGAATACCAACATATCTGGCTTAACATCAGAGGCGTTGGATGGCATTACATCAACGCAGTTAACCAGTCTTGCAGCGACGCAGTTGGATCGGATTACGTCCAGCCAACTCGCGTCTCTGTCTGCTACACAGCTCGACGGGTTGTCTTCTGCCCATCTATCTGCATTGGCTCCAGGCAAGCTGGCTGGGTTGACATCTGTTGCACTGACATCGCTTTCTGATACGCATCTAAACGGGTTGTCTTCTGTCAATATTTCAGGCTTGACTGTTGCTGCGTTAAACGGACTGACATCTGTGCAATTGTCCGCATTGGTTGCTACACAGCTTGCGGGCATGACATCATCCCAGTTGTCCAGTCTTTCAGTGACGCAGCTTGATGGGATTACTTCATCTGCGTTGGCAGGGTTCACGACAACCGCCTTGGCTGGCCTTGGCTCTGCTCAACTCTCATCCCTTTCTGTCACACAACTGGACGGTCTGACATCTATCCAGATCTCTATTCTCTCCTCTGGTCAAATGGCTGGGTTATCTGGTGCGCAACTCCTTTCATTGGCGGCCACTCAACTTGCTGGACTTTCTTCTGCTGGTTTGGCAGGGTTGACCACCACGACACTGGATAGCCTGACATCAGTCGTTATTTCTGCTCTTACCACAACGCAGGTGGCAGGGTTCACTCTTGATCAGATCGGATCTCTATCAGCAACGCAGTTGGATGGATTAACGTCTGCACAGTTGTCAGTCATCACTGATTCAGGTTTGGGCGGACTATCTTCCACAAATCTGCTTTCCTTGGCGATTACGCAGTTGGACGGTCTGACATCGATTCAATTGGCCAGCTTGGCCAACACCCAGCTTGATAACCTTGCATCTGTCAGTCTATCGTCATTATCGGCTACTCAGTTGAATGGCCTGACATCTTCCCAGTTGACAGGCTTGGAAGTATCTCAACTGGACGGGCTTCTGTCTACGCAACTGGCCAGTTTGGTAGCGACACAGCTTGATGGTTTGGCATCGACGCGATTGACCGGCTTTGCAGTTACCCAACTGGATGGATTGGCATCGGTTGCATTGACATCATTGGCCGTCACACAAATGAACGGGCTTTCGTCTGTTCAGATCGGTTCTCTGTCTGCCACACAACTGGATGGGTTATCAACCACTCAACTGGTTGGATTGGCGGCTACCCAACTTGATGGGGTTTCGTCTATCCAATTGGCCAGTCTGGCAGTCACCCAGCTTGATGGTTTGGATTCCGTTCAGGTCGCATCCCTGGCCGCTACGCAACTGGAAGGGTTGTCATCTGCCCAACTTTACGCGACACAAGACCCTATCATCATGTGCATGCCTGCTGGGTCTGGACAGGTGTATTTTGATAACTCTCGCGGTCCGTATCACCTGCCAGATCCTCAGTTGGCAGGAGGAACCGGTGACATCCTTTTAACGATTGTCGGGGCTGTGGATGATGGCATGTTTGACATGGAACTGACGTTTATTGTGGAGGGTTAAAATGTACCGGCGAAAACTGAAATCCAAAAAAGAGCAAGCCATGATTGCGAACAATAACGGGCACACTCCCAACCCACGCGTATTGTTCTCAAACTCCATTGAGTTTGAAGGCGGGCCGGACCTGTTGTTGAATGAAGATGGGACACTTATTTTGCAGGAGGGAAGCACCTAATGGGAAACCAGCCAGTTTCATCTTTGACAGCATTAACAGGGGCAAACACCGCATTAAACGACGTGATGTTGATCTCAGACACGTCTGCCACCGCCAGCAGAAAGATCGCGCTCGATCAACTGGCAATCGCCGTATCTAAGGCTGCTGGCACGGAGTCGGTTGCCGCGCTATCAACTACTGCGATTGAGTCGTTGCAGAACACGCTCATTGCGTCGCTGACCACGACTCAGATACAATCACTGAGCACAACCCAGTTAGGGGCGTTGACGACTACCCAGGTTGCCGGGATCCTTACCAGTGCTGGCGTCCCCACCACTGGCAACACCCTTAAATATGATGGTGTGGCGTGGGTTGTTGGTGAACCGTCGAGTGTCGCTGGTTCGGCTGTGACTATGTACCTGGATGATACCGTAATGTCCAGCGACAACGCCACTTTGCAAACTGTCCCGTCTGCAATAGCGGAAAACACCACTCTGGTGGCTGTTGATGCTGATGTTGATGGTGGTGTAACATTTATCGAGCGGTATGCTTCTGCGGCACTGGGGCGGACGACCATTCCTGCTGGCATATGGAACTTCCACTCCTGGGTGTTGCTCACCGCAGTAACTGGCGATAATTACCTAAAGATTCGCATTAATCAACGAGTTCTGAAGCCTGGCATCACAGTCACATTCACTGGTGCCGGCGCAACACGCACTTTAACCGCTTCCGGTGGCGCACCGTTCGTTGCAGGTGATGCGAACGCCAGTATCATGCTGGCAGCTCTCATCGAGACACCGACACAAACTGCATGGATCAGTGGGTACACGTCGCCTACTGAAGTCACTGTGACATTGACCGACCCGGCGTTTGTGAATGTGTCCGGGGTTGATTTGACGGCGATGTTGTATCTACTGTTCACATACACATCTGCCGACATCACTACTGCCGGTTCTGTGGTGGAGTTGGAGAGCCAGATGTTCCAACCTGCATTCGTCATCGGCGCAACAGACAGTATAGTTGCGGCGTATTTTGCCGTCACCACGTCAGGTACCGCTAGAAACTTCACACTGTACAATGGTGGATCGAACTACTACACCCACTTCGATACGCCATTCATCACGCAGCACAATGACATGGATGGTCTGCAAGGCGGTGCTGGAGACGAGCGATACCACCTGACAGCCGCACAGCAAGCAGACGTTGCGGTACTGTCATCCACGTTCACCACGGCACAGATTGCGGCGTTCCAGACTGCTGCTGGTGGATCTCTCACCACCACCCAAATGGCAGATTGGGCAACGGCTGAGGTCGCTGCACTTTCCACCATATACGTTTCATCTCTAGAAAGTACGCTGATCCAACAAATGACCAGTGTGCATGTTGGGTTGCTCACGACAGCAGCCTTGCAGGGGTTGACAGCAACCCAATTTGCATCATTGCCAACCACGGCGATAGCGGGCATGACCAGTACGCAGATGGCAGCGTTTTCGACAACTGCTCTGAGTGGGTTGCAAGGGGTGATTGCTGCGCCTGCGCTACTCACAACTACGCAGATAGCTGGGCTTGGTACAACTCAGATTGACGGTATGTCAAGTGCAGTAGCCCAGGCGATCTTTTTTAAGGGGGGTGGAGGCGTAATCGAGCTGGCTTCTATCACGGGAGGAACACTTACAGGCCCTATTAATGGTAAGTATTATTATAAAGTTACTGTTGATGGAAACCTTGTTATTCCTGCGCCACGGTCTATTATCGGAGCAACTGCGCCGTATTTTATTGGCACATCCTTGATTTGTAACGCCTTTATGATAGGAGGCGGGGGTTCGGGCGGTTCTGTATGCGGAGGTGGTGGGGGCGCAGGTGGAGACTATAAAGTTGACGGTCTTACATTAACTCCTGGATCATATCCTGTTGACATTGGTGCTGGTGGTGCGGGATATGTAGGGCAGGTTCAGGCAAATAATGGATCTCCATCTACTTTTAATGGTCAAACTTCTTTAGGTGGCGGTGGCGGTGGCTGTTATAATGGTGTAAAAGGTAGGGATGGGGGATGCGGCGGCGGGGCCAGCGAAAACAATACAGGTAATCGTGGCATTGGTTCACCAGGGTATGACGGTGGAGTTGGTAGTGGTTCTGGCGATAGTGGAGGTGGTGGTGGCGGTTTGGGCGCAGTTGGTGGTAATGCTTCAGGAATTACTGGGGGTGCTGGTGGTATCGGTATCAACTGGAAGTCCACAGGAACATACTATGGAGGAGGTGGTGGTGGTGGGAAAGGGAGTGGGCCAGGAGGGTTGGGCGGTGGTGGAGTGGGTGCTATCTATAGTGAAGGCGATGAAAATGGCGGTAATGCCACAGCAAATACTGGTGGAGGTGGCGGTGGCGGTGGCAGGGGACTCGGTAGCTTAAGTGGAAATGGTGGGTCTGGTATATTGGTGCTTGAGATAACTGTATAGGAGATTAAAATGGCGCATTTTGCTAAACTCGACGCAGACAATAAGGTAACTTGGGTCGGAGTGTTTCGCGATGACGAAACAGAAGAAACTGTGGCTTTACGAAAAGGTGGTGTCTGGAAACAGACAAGCTACAATACCCTTGGTGGCATTCATCGACTTGGTGGAACTCCTTTTAGGAAAAACTATGCCGGTATTGGGTACACTTATGATGCGGGGCGGGATGCTTTTATCTCCCCACAGCCCTTCCCATCTTGGATATTGAACGAGGAAACATGTCAATATGATCCGCCTATTCCCCACCCTGGCGGCATGGTGCATTGGGATGAGGCTTTGTTGGATTGGGTTGAGTTTACCACTTAACATAAACGGATGAAATCACATGACTTTAAATAAAAAATGTTTGGTTTTTATTGGTGCAAGAATTTGTTTTGGCACCTTGGTGAGGATTAACGGCACTACCGTAACCCTCGCTAATGCACGTGAAATTCCGCACTGGAACGGGGGCTATACGGCGTTTGACTTAGCTGGGGGAAATATTAATCCCACATACCCCAATCTGCTTGTTATGTCATGCCGTGTGCCAGAGGCCACGCTGTTTGGGGTGACGCAAATAATCGAACTGACAGATGAAGTCGCGAATACGTTTGAGGCAGCACCTGTCTTTGGTTTGCCAGACTTTGTTCCGGCGGAGACAGCTTAGTTTACTTAGCGAACGGCTATGGTAAGGTTTGCCGTCGAATCTTTACTGAAAGCGGGATGCCAGCTCTTTCAAAAAAAACCAGTTGACATTTTTGCAACACTGTGACATATTTGCAACAGTCCAAAAGCGATGGTCCCAGATCTGTAGAAAGCCAACCTGAAAAGACACCTGGCTTTTTCCATGAACGGCCACCCCATTAAGCGAGAGGATAAAAAAATCACTCACTTCTTCAGGAGGTTATCATGAGTACCGATCCAACCATTGCCTATAAAACCCAATATCGAACCGAGTTTATTGAAGGGTTTGAAAATGGGGAAACGCTTTTTCGCAAGATGGTCACCACCGAGGCGCAAATCAGTGGCAACACTGCCAAGTTTTTGGTGGCCGATTCCGGTGGTGCGTCTGCTGTGACTCGCAGCGCGAGCGGTATTATCCCTGCCCGTTCTGACAACCTGAATGTCAATACGCTCACTCTTGAAGAGTGGCATGACCTTGTTCTTAAAACAGATTTTAATCTGTTTTCATCCCAGGGAGATGGCCGCCGTATCGCTCGAATGAGTGGAATGAAGGTTTTAAATCGTAAGATCGATTCATCCATCATCACCGCATTGGAGACTGGAACGAACGACACCGGCGCATCGCAGATCATGACGGTTTCATTGGCTGCGTCTGCATTGGCCATGCTTTGCAATAACGATGTGCCTCTGGATGGCAATATCTTTGGTGCCATGACACCATCCGCCTATGCCTACCTTACCCAAGCTGGGCAGTTCACGTCCAAAGACTACGTTTCTGACAACAAATTCGAGGCTATTGGGCGGCAGAAGATGTTTCATTGGCAGAATATCAACTGGGTGGTCAGTACCGCGCTCAGTGGGCTTGGCACGAACGCGGAAAAGTGCATTATTTGGCACTATAACGCAATCGGACATGCTTTGGACAAGGAAGCACTCCAGCCTGTGATTGGATACAATGAGGAGCAAGCGTACTTCTTCTCCCGCATCAGTGCGACGATGGGTTCCAAGCTGCTGCAAAACAACGGCGTTTTGATCATTAACCACGATGGCTCTGCCCACGCTGTCCAATAAGGAGGGATGATAAATGGCTTTCACACCAGCAACATTGAATGCGTTTCACTCAATGAATAGCAGTGTTCCAACTTTGTTCACTTACACGTCTACAGACTCGCGTGTAACTATTGAAGGCTCCGGGTATTTCACGGACGGTGCCTATTATGGTTTAAAGGCGGGGGATGTCATGATTGTGAACAGTGGGGCCGAATCCATTGCAGCATGTACTCTGCATGTCGTTATCAGTGCCACATCCATTCGGGCCGTAACTCTCTCTTAACCATCGTGGCCCCGGCTATCATAGCGGGGCCACACCCATTTTTTTATAAGGATTTTTAAATGCCACGTCTTCGTTCTTCCCCCAGTGTCTTCAAACCATCAGAGCAAGCGTACACAAAATGGTTAGCAAATCCATGCTATGAGACTGTTTTCTCTGAATTGCTAGATCCTGCATACTGGTTGCACATTGCCAGAAAGGTGCGGATTGGGGATCAGATTGAAGTGCTGCCAGACGGCAACCGGTGGTATGCCAAACTGCTCGTTGTTTCCGTGACAGATAATTCTGTCAAAGTGGCGGTCTTGTCGTTCGTTGATTTTTCGGTCGAGCAAAAAAAGGTTGATTTCCCTATCCTGTATCGCGTGGCGTTCGTCAAAAAAGATTCAAAATTTAACGTCATTCGCATATCAGACGGCATTATCGTTGCCTTCCATGACACTGAGACTGCTGCCATGCAAGATGTCAATTATCTCTCTCAGCTTGATTCCAAATGACCACAACGCAACTGTCACTCTATAACGGCGCGTTGCTTGAGATAGGAGAGCGGCGTCTATCTACGGTGACTGACAACGTAGAGTCACGGCGGGTTCTGGATGATGTGTGGGATGAGGGTGCTGTTGATCATTGTCTGAAGCAAGGCGAATGGATGTTTGCGTCCCGGTCACAGGAGATTGCAAAGCATATTTCCGTCACCCCGTCATTCGGGTTTGCTAATGCGTTTTCCATCCCATCAGACCATATCAGAACGATTATGCTGGCAACGGATGAGTATTTCCAATGCCCGTTAACCGCGTTCACAAGCAACTTTGAGACAGCAGGGCAATACTGGTATGCTGATATTGATCCGCTTTATGTCCGATATGTCAGCAATGATTCTGGCTACGGTGGGGACAAGTCACTATGGACTACTGATTTTATTCAGGCAGTTCAGACGTATCTTGCAAGCCGTGTTTGCCTGCGGCTGACGCAGAACGCAGAGAGATCTAGGGAGTTAAAGTCGGCTTCTTTGCAGTCATTCAGGAACGCTGCCACACTCTCCGCTATGGAGGGGCCGCCGAAAAGCTTCCCAACATCGTCATTTGTTCGGGCAAGATTGGGTGGGTATAACAGGGAAAGAGGCAACGCTAACCAAATTATTGGGTGATTGGATGAAAGGCAAGGCGGTTTTATACACATTCAATCGCGGGATAGTTTCCCCTCTGGCTCTGGCCAGACAAGACCTTGCAAAGATGGGTTTGTCCGCAGAGACACAGACCAATTGGATGCCGCGCACACTTGGGCCTATGATGTTACGGCCAGGGACCAGCTACCTGCACACCATATCCACATCCGCCGCAACCGTCCATATCCCATTCGTTTTTTCTCAGGACTCCAAGGCGTTGCTTGAATGCACGAATTTGCTTGTGCGCCCCGTTGTGTCCGATGCGTATATCACCGTTCCCGATCTGAGCAGCACCAGTATCAGCAACGGGCAGTTCCAAAGCCTGACAAACTGGACTGGTGTTGATGAGGCTAACGGCGTATCATCCATAGTTGATCTTGGTGGTGGGACCCATCGATATTGGCGTATCTATATCACAGAATCTACTGCGCCTGACAACATTATCCGTGGATATGAGGCCGAATTCCGGGGGAGTGTCGGTGGTCCCGATCAATGCACCGGCGGAACCGCTTCTGCCTCCCACAACAGCTCTACGGCCTACAAGCTATTCAACGATAATGGTGCGTCCGACTATTGGATCAGTAACACCAGTCCCTCGATGCCATGTTGGTTCCAGTATGACTTTGGCTCAGGCAACGCCGTCGCTGTGGCCGAATGGGGTTTCATGCCTGGCAATTCTGGTTCTGATATCACACAATCTCCCAAGGCGTTCAGCCTTCAATGGTCAGATGATGGCACCAGCTTTACCACGTTAAAATCGTGGTCTGATGTCACAAGCTGGACCGCCGGGGTGCAAAAACTATTTGCAATCGACAATGTGACAACCTATCTGAATCTGATTAGCAGCGACGGGTTGAGCTATGCGGGGCGTGAGCAACTGATTACCGGATCTGCTCTTGAGCATTTCATCAGCATCACTGTGCTTAAAGGGGTGGCTATTCTGTCCGTTGGCAGAACATCGGCGGGAGAGGAGTTGATCCCGCAAATGACTCTCAGGGAAGGGAAGCACGTCATAGCGTTTACCCCGCATATTGATGAAACATATCAATTTTACCTTAGACTTAAGGCGAACAGAAAGACTGCCACACAGATAAGCGACGTTTCTATTGTGTATGCTGGAAACCTGTCAATTGTCAGTCCATGGGCAACTGCCGATCTTAAAAACATCCGATACGATCAAAGCGGGGATGTCGTCTTTGTTGCGTGTGACGGGGTGCAGCAATACAGGATTGAGAGGCAATACAGTCCCACGGCCATGCACTCATGGTCAATAGTCAAGTATCTGACAGAAGATGGGCCGTTCCTTCCCGAAAATCTTGGCGCAATCACGATGGCACCTGCTGCACTGAACGGAAGCACGACATTAACCGCGTCAAAGCCTTATTTTCTATCCACTAACGCGGGGTCTTTGTTCCGTGTGTCTTCGATAGGCCAGTCAGTTGAGGTGACAATCACGACCGACGAAACATGGTCAGATCCGATTAAAGTTACAGGCATTGACGATGCAAGGAAATATTATTTAACCATTACCGGCACTTGGTCTGGAACTGTCCGAATACAGAGGAGTGTTGGGGATATCGGCGATTGGGGTAATGTCAGCTCCTTCACAACCAACACAACAGCCAACGAACGGAACGATACACTTGATAACCAGATTATATATTACCGTGTTGGTGTAGATGCCACGGGCCACACTTCAGGCACCATAGTTGCCAGTCTGAGTTATGCCGTTGGTTCAATTGATGGCATATGCCGCGTTACGTCTGTGACAAGCTCAACCGTGGCACAGGTCGATATCCTAAAACCGTTTGGCAAAACTACTGCATCTTCTGAATGGTCTGAAGGGCAATGGTCCACTCGTAGGGGGTTCCCGTCGGCGGTCGTTCTGCATGATGGCCGATTGTGGTGGGCAGGTAAGAATGTGATGAACGGGAGCGTATCGGATACATTTAACTCGTTCGATTCGACCGTTGAGGGGGATTCTGGACCAATATTGAGGTCGATTGGATCTGGGCCTGTCGATAAGATCAACTGGATGTTATCGCTTGGGACGTTGCTTGTTGGCACACAAGGTAAGATATTCTCTGCAAAAAGCTCTAGCCTGGACGAGCCGTTGACTCCATCACAGTTCACACTGAAACCTGTATCAACACTTGGGTCAACAGACATCCAGGCTGTTATGATTGACATCTCCGGGGTATTTGTCCACAGAAACGGCAGTCGTGTTTATGAGTTGAGCCTTGCGGATGGATATTCATACTCTGCTGGGGATCTGACAGCCATCGTGCCAGAGATCGGGGAATCTCCTTTTTTGCGGGTTGTTGTGCAGCGAATCCCTGACACTCGCATCCATTGCGTCCGAACGGACGGAACGGTTGCCATAATGATACGGGACCGTCTGGAGGATGTGAGTTGCTGGATCGAATACGAGACCGATGGCGTTGTGGAAGACGCTGTTGTGCTCCCAGGGACGGTTGAGGACCAGGTTTATTATGTTGTTGCCAGGAACATAAACAGCAGCACGGTCAGGTTCTTGGAAAGATGGGCGTTGGAGTCTGAAGGAAAGGGAACGGCAACAACCGTTTTAACGGATGCCTCGGTCACAAAAACGCAGAGCGCAAGCGCGACAGTAACCGGCCTGACGCATTTGATCGGCGAGACGGTTAAAGCGTGGGACGTTACAGACAGTAAGGAATTGGCAGTCACAGGTGTTGTTAATGGATCTGGACAAATAACTGTCAGCGAAACAACGGTAAACATCATTGTCGGCTTGCCATACACAGCCACATTCAAGTCGTCAAAGCTTGCACTTGGCCTTGGTCTTGGCGTGTCTCTTACCCAAAGACAACGACTTGATCATGTCGGTTTGGTCATGCTAAACACCCACGCTCAAGGTCTGCAATATGGGCAAGAAGCAAGCTATATGGACGAATTGCCGCTTATTGAGGACGGAACGACCGTGACTTCTGGCAGTGTTTGGGGCAGTTACAGTGAGGATTCAGTCCATCTTAACGGAACGTGGTCAACTGACACGAGATTGATTCTGACGGCGGCATCTCCGAAATGCTGTACAATCCTGGCTGCTGTGGTATCTGGGGGCGGGAATGAGAAATGACGATATTGTTATCAGGCCAGCCACCGAGCAAGACGCCATTGACTATTGGGGGTGTACGCCCAAATCATCATTCACAGGGTACGTTGCGGATCTTGATGGGCGTATTATTGGAATTGGCGGTGTGTTTTATGATGGCGGTGTGCCTGTTGCTTTTTCTGAAATGAAGCCAGAAATGAGACTGCACCGGAAATCTGTAGCAAGAGGGGTGCGTGTTTTGGAGAAGCTTTTCAATCGGCATGGAATGGTGTTTTCGTTCGTTAATCAGGATGAGCCGACCGCATTGAACCTCCAAACGAAATTGGGGTTTGTCCCAACGGTCACGACGATTGATGGGAAGGGTACTATGTTTATGAGGATGCCAAAATGTCAGGTTTAGAACCGATGGCCTTGGCCGCGCTGTTTGGTAGTGCCGGTGCAACAGGGGCAGGGATGACCACCGTGCTTGGCAGTGCTGCGGCAACATCTGGCCTTCTGGGGGCAGGTGGCGCGTTTGCTGCTGGCACTGCGTTGTCAACCACAGGAACCTTGCTCGGATTGGCTGGTGCAGGAATGTCTGCCATGTCATCCATCCAGCAAGGCAAGAACGCGCAGTCCGCAGCAGAGGCCAATCAGAGGAACCTGAATGCTCAAGCAATCCAAGATGGCGCGGTTGGGCAACGGTCCGCCATAAACGAGCGCAGAAAGGCCGGTTTAATGCTTTCAAGAGCGCAAGCTGTTGCTGCTGCTTCTGGCGGTGGACCGCTTGATGAGAATCTCATGACAGGCATATTAGAGGAGGGTGAACGTGCGGCAGGGTTCCAGCAGTATACGGCCACAGAGCGGGCAAAAGGCTTGCAGTATCAGGGAGATATTGGTAGGTATGAGGCTGACAATACGATGGCGGCGGCCAAAACTCAGGCCATTGGGACGCTCTTGGGTGCTGCTGGCAAGGCCGGATCTTCCGCTTCTAAAAGTGGTCTATTTGATCGGTTTGCTCCTGCGTCACCATCCGATTCGCTTGGTCTTAGTCTGAGCGGCTACAGGAGACGATAATGGCACAGCTACCAAAGGCATCAGATTTCGGTTTCTCCACCCCGCAAGCATCCAGGGGGGTGCAGCAGATTAGTCCTGCCCCAGTTTCCAATGCCATCGGCCATGCGTTGGGAGAGGTAGGTGAACTCTTCCACCGAGAGGCCGCTCAACTTGATGCCGCCAAGGCTGAAGATGCACTAAACAAGATCCGACAAGCACGGCTTGACATGACCGCCGGGGAAAGCGGGTTTGCCAAGGTGCAGGGTGGTGATACGCTCACACCTGGTTTCGTCAAGGACCACACAACCAGATTTGCCGACGTTGGTGCCAGCTTAATGGCGAATCTAACGCCGTCTCAACGGGCATTGTTAAAGCCTCATATTGACCAGCAGAATATTGGGTTCTCGTCCGACATTTATAAGCACGCCATTGCGGAGGGGGAGAAGTATCGGGCGCATGTGGCAAAATCAAGCATTGATATATCGACATCAATCGGGGTGCAGTTTTGGGGAGATTCACAGCAATTTGATATTGCAAAGCAAGGGATCATGTCTACGGTGCGCAGCACGCTGGCAAACAAAGGTTTGACAGATGATGTTTCTTTGGTGGCCGAACAGAAAAACGCCTTGTCCCCCATGTATACGGGCGCGATTGAGTCGGCGTTGAATTCCAGGAATTTAGACCGTGCGGATCAATTGTTGCAGGAAGGTGCGCAATGGATGGACCCTGAGGTTAAAATCAAAGCACACGAAGCCATTTCAAAGGCTTTTGATGATCGGGTTGTCAAGCGAGACCTTTCAAAAGATTTGACGAAGTTGGCTGTATACAATTCTCTCCAAGAAAAAACTATGCGCGCCGTCGTGTTGTCTGCTGAATCCGGCGGAAAGCATTATGGCAAGGATGGGGAGATTTTAAAGAGCAGTGCGGATGCGTTTGGGAAATTTCAGATCAGGGTTGATTCTGCAAAAGATGACGCAAAATTCCTTGGTGAGAAATTTGACAAGGATTTGTTTTTCTCAAAAACTCCAGAGGGGGAAGCTTACCATGAGAAGCTATATTCGGCACACATAAGTAGGCTGTATTCGTTGCCGTTTATCAAGTCAACTGCTGATGTGTTGGCCGCATACAATGCCGGGGAAGGTGCCGTGCAGGCCGCACAAAAGCGGTTTGCTCAAGAACAGGCTGACGGAACACCATCAACAGCAAAGTCGTACTTTGACCTGCTTCCAAAAGAGACTCGCGACTACGTGGCAAAAACCACAAAGCAGTTGGATGGTGAATCAGACGTAAAGATGACCGACATTGCTATTTCTGGCAGGGCTAAAACCCTATATCCTGACAATCCGATTCAGCAAAAGTCATACATGGTTGAAGCTGGAAGAATTCTAAAAGAACGAGAAGATGCCAAGGCTAAAGAGATCGAGTCCGTCAAAGAGCAGATGTATTCCATGGCGGCAAAGGATGGGCTATCTTTCCAAGAAATGCCTTTTGGCTTGGTTTCAAAGCTGCCCGTGAAAGAACAAATGTCGGTTCGTAGCACAATTGACTCCCTGCATTCTGGGACACCGAAAAATAGCGATATGGGCAAGCTCCTTGAGTTGAACGCGGACCCTGGCACTCTGGCACTCATATCCCCCTCGGATTGGAATGGGCCATGGAAGGCTCGCCATTTATCATCGGCGGATTGGGAAGTCAAAGACAAGCAACGATCTGCTTTGCTTGGGGGGCGCATACCAGAAGCAAGCAGGTTATCGTCTGGTATCATATCTGACGAAATTGGCAACCATTTCAGGTTGAACGGTATTGAATATCCAGCACAGAAGTCAAACTCTGCTGATGTTATTCGGCAAGAATCAACCAGAAAGGTCATCGAGACGGCAATTCTGACTGAGCAGGGGAGGCTTGGAAGGCAGCTTGATGATGGGGAATCAAGGGCAATTATAAACGGGTTGTTCAAGCACACAATCCCATTCAAGGATTATTGGTTTTCATCAACTAAAAACATCCCTGTTCTGGCTCTGCCAACAGGTGAATTGGATGAATTGCCTGATAATTTGTATTCCTCTATTAAATCAGACTTGAAGGCAAAAGGTATAACAGTCAATGATTATCATATTTCTGAGATTGCAAAATCTATTCTTGCAAAGGTGCGGTAATGATTGAGAATCCGTTTGCTGAAACGCCAAGCCAGTTGACAGAATCACAACCATCTCTTGCTGACCCTGAATGGCAAAAAGACAAGTCGCTTATACGTGCCAACGTTATTGGTTCAGCAGAAACGAATCCAGATCAGTTTGCCAAGCAATCAAAGCTGGCGCAATCAATCGGTATTGGTCAACCTGCTCTGGCCTCTGACCCTGCAATGGAAAAGAAGGTCATGTCTCTGCATGACGTTGACTTGGAAGGCATTGCCAAACTCCCTACGATGCGCGGGTTTTTCAAAGACCCGCGCAATGCGGCTGTTGCCAGGGATGATACAAAGACGCTGGCGCGTATCGAGGGGACGGTTAGGGATTCATTGCTGCAAGATAAGTTTGAGGGGCCATTTGGGTTTAAGTCGAAACGCCAAGAAACTGAAAGGCATCTCCCATCATTAAAAGAAGTCGGATCCGCTCCTGTCGCGGGTGCCATGGATTTATGGAACTCGCTTTACGGCCTTCAGTCTGGTGTGATTGAAAATACGGTTCTGTTGGGTGCTGGTGCTATTGATAAGTTATCTGGCAACAAGTATGTTTCACAATCTGATTTTGTTGAGTTTTTTAAACAGCAAGCGGACGCTGCAAACACTGCATTTCAAGAGGGAGATAAATCCGCCGACGCTTTTGCCGGTGGAGAATCACTACAAGAATTGCATTGGTTTCCTCGCGGCGTTCTTTCTGGATTGCGGTCGATTCCTGCTGCTATCCCATCCCTATTGATGGCTGGACTGGCTGGCCCTGGCATTGCGTTGCAACGTGCATCATCTGCTGTCCCAGGGACATTAAATGAGATTGCTGCATCAATGAAACTGATGGCCCCGATAGGTGTGACGACATTTGGCCAATCATACGGAAAAGCCAGATCTGACAAGGAAGATCCAGGAGTTGCTTTCCTTCACGCCATGAATGACGCTCTGATAGAGGTTGGGACCGAAGGGTTTTCAATGGCGAAATTCCTTCAAGCCGGAGGCGTTAAAAATCCATTCGTTGCCATGTTGTCCTCACTTCCGAGTGAATGGGCCGGGGAGACTCTGGCAACTGTCGGGCAGAACATGACGAAATGGATGTCAGATGAAAAGCGGGATTCATTCAGTGACTTTCTCTCCAGACAGCCTGAAGCCATCAGAGATACGATGGTTGCCGTGTTCACCATGTCGTCTGTAATGAGTGGAGGGGCGTATGCCGTTGATCGGGCAATCAATAGATCGGAAAGAAACATTGCAGCAATGACAGACGTTGCCGACAGCGTTAATCAGTCTGCCACCGCAAACAGAGCACCAGAAGCCATGGAAGACTTTTTGGCTCAGGTTCACAAAAACTCATCAGTATTTATTGACGAGGATAAGCTGACGGCCTTGTTTGAATCGAAGGGATTGGACATTCTGACTGTCCTTCCGTCGGTAGCGGGCCAATTGTCCGGGGACAAGGATGCCAGCCATCCTATTGAGATCTCAAAAGCAGAATTGTTGATGGGAAACAGAGGGAACGATATTCTATCTGGATTGTTTGATCATATCCGGTTTGATGATCCGAACGCTCCAACCATGGCAGAATTGAAGGAGACCAAAGGTCAGAGCCAGGACTGGGTTGCTGCTGGTGCCGATCAGGTAACGGGCGAATTGCAGAAGGTACAACGTGCCATTGAACTGGACACGATAGAGGCCGATGTCGTTGCCCAACTGGATGCGGTTGGTGCGCACAGCAAAGCGGCCAACAGGACCATGGCCCGGCTATTCGTAAATGGGGTTGATGTCATTTCCCAATCCGGGGGCGGAACGTTACAGGAAGCCTACAATCTGATTATTCGAGGAGGAAAGATAGGTGAAAAGAAAGATGAAGTTGTTGCGCCGCCGTCTGGAGGTTCAGAGGATGTGCCTGTTGGTGCTGCAACGCCAGGTGTGGGAATTGCTGGTGGAACGCCGGATCTGGCAGATGAGAAAGCGGTCAGGGTTTTTGTAGACAATCAGCCGTTGGATGATGGGGCAGTTCCTTCCGATCTTCCCATCGTTGGTAAGGTGGGCACGGTTACTACTCCAGAGGGGCGCAGGATTCAGGTCGTTGATGCTGTTGTGCCAAAGAGTAGTTTGACTGCATCGCATGACGTGCAAGGCAATGAAAACGTATCATTTCCGAAAGGGCTTCAGCCGCGAGATCGGACGAGCAAGAAATCAGAGTTATGGGCCAGGAAGCAGGCCAGTGAATTCGATGAGTTGAAGTTTGCCATCAAGGGCAGTGCCACAACTGGCGCGCCTATGGTGTCCCGTGACTTGGTTGTTGAGGGCGGGAATGGTCGCAAACTGATACTGGATTTGGTCTATTCCGAATTCCCTGAAAAGGCGGAACTATACAAAGACACCATTGCATCTGAATTTGGTTTTGACCGTGCCGAACTGGACAAGATCACTGATCCTGTGCATGTGCGCGTCCGGCTTG